ATAGTGTCATCCGATAGGTTTAAGCACTTTTCTACTACGGGCATCAACCAATCCCATGATGTGTGGTACTTTGAGTACTCAGTAATTCCTTCCATTACTTTCTCCTTACTATCTTCTGTTATGTAGAAGAATGGAGCATCACTCCAAGAGTGTATGTTACCTGCAATGGAGTCTAATGATATCTCATCATATAACCCCATAAATTCTGCTATTAGTTTATTGTCTTTCATTTGTTATTTCTTTTATTTCTTCGGCAATTCTAATCGACTTATTGCTTGTCATTAGCATACCAACGAGATACTCTATCTCGTCTAGTGGTGAAGAACATTCTTCTAATACCCACGTTGCGTACTTCTGTATTTCTTGTTCTGTTAAGGTCATCTTGTTATATCTTTAATTACATCAATAAGGCTTTCTCTAGCGTGTGTCGGATCGGATAGCACCGCATGTACTAACCATGCGAACTCATTGTCTAAAGTTTCTTTATCTCCAATCATGTACTCAATGTACTCGTCTGCTTTTGTTTGTGTTTCGTAACTCATTTTGTTTTGGTTTTAGTGTTTATAGTGTCCCTCAATATTTCTTCTAGGTATTGGTTTTTTAACTCTAGCTTTTCAATAACAGCTTTTAGTTCTGCCACCTCTTGCTGTGTCTTTCCTAGCCCTAACTCGTGGTAAAAATCATACCCACACTCTTGTATTATCTCGTCATCTTTATCGAAGATGTCGTACACTACGCCTTCATCATCAAACTTTATCTGTACGTATGTTCCGTATGTGTTTGGTACGTGGATCTTTTTGTATATCATTTTGGTTTGGTTTTATAAAATTCGTCTTGCCTTTTCTTAAAAGCTTCTTTAGTAAAGTGTTGTCTGCGGTTAGTACCTACAATTACTTCTGCTAGTTCTTGCATACTAAATGATGCGAACCCTGATTGTGTTTTTGGTTTACGTTTGCTCATAGTAATTAGATTGAAATAAATTTATAATTTCGATGTTCTCTGATGTAATGTGTTCAACCTCATGTTCAGTGTTAATTTGTTTGTCCTTCACAGGGTAAATCGTAGCCTGTACGCCACCACCATTGTCAAAAACGTTAATGTCGAGGTGGTTGTCTATACTACCCCATATATCACGACTGTATTCGTAGTCGCCTAGAGGCACTTGTATTTCTCCGAAGAGTTCGCTTGTTATTTTAATCATATCTATTTATTTAATTGGTTTGTCCTTCATATCTGTTAAAATTATTTACTATTATATCACACATTTTTGTATCGAAGTCTTCGTACCCATCTAACTCGTCTATTAGATATCCGTCAGTTAGCGTGAGTAAGTCCTCTTGCACTCGCTCTCTTAGTTCGTGTAGTTGATGTATTGTCATGATGTTTGTTTTTGAAAATTGATAAACTTGAATAGCATCTCGCTCGTCTGCTTCATAGCATCACGTAGTTCTTTGCTATCGTCTTGCATAGCTACGGGACACCAAGACTTAAACTCTAAGTCCCTTGCTTTGCGCTCTATTACGTCAAGTGAATTGTTTTCGAGGAATGATTTTGCCTCAGGAGATAATGTTTCCCCTATGTGTGATTCAAATTGTGTCATGATGTATATTATTTAGTTGGTTTGCCTAATGGTATTCGGTAGTCATAAGGAAATGCCTCTTCTAACCTGCGCTTGTTCTCTCCGTCTGCTCGTTTCCATGCCTCTATGAGGTTGTAGTGGAAACCACCTGCGTATTTCTGATTCTCTAGCACCCAATCGTGATGCTCTTGATCGGTGCAATCGTGTGTTAATGTATTCATAGTCTTGGTAAAAAATGTTTGTCATCTCTCATAATCCCTGCGATATCGTGTATGATGTCTTGAGCCCTAAGGCTTGTTATGTTCTCAATACGCTTTGCCCATTCGCTTAAGGCTTGTTGTTGTTCTCGTGTATTCATGATGTATATTTTATTGGTTTTAATTAAAATTCGATTTGATTTCTAAGAGGGGTTTGTAATATATATCTCTCAATTTCATTGAGATATATATTACTAAACCTCTCTAAGGGTTTATTCCCATTCTAATTCTAAGTTGCTTAACTTACCCTCGCAGTAGCGCACTGCCTCATCTAACGTGAGTGTAGCAGTTATCCACCCCTCTGTAAAGCTATGCACCTCAAACTCATTGTCAGAGTTTTTGTATAGTTCTTTTGTTGAACGTAGTATTCCCCAAGAGAATACTATATCTCTCATTTCGCCTACCTTCATAGACGTTAGTTGTTCTCGTGTACTCATAGTTCATATACTTTACACGTTTGCATTTCAGTGTCCATCTGCTCAAGTTCTGCCTCGCTTAGCTTATCCCATATCTCATGGTATGCCTCAGACTCTTCTAATGTATTTACTCTTTCGTTACGTGTTATTCTTCTAACGTCTGATGGCGTATAGGTGTCAGGTAGTTCTACCTCGATTGTTGTGGTGTATGTACGCACCACTTCTATTTCAAATGTTTTCATGATTGATGTATTTATTCGTATTTAGTAATTCCAACTTCATCATACCCTCGTTCACTCCATTCGTATGCTATCATAGTGGCATCATCTAAGGTTAGTAAGTAGTCGTTTACTTCCGTACCACCTACCCATACTGAGTATTTTCTTTCTTTATCCATGTTTATTGGTTTTTATATAATCCTTGTTTAATTAACTTATCCTCTAATTTTAACAAGGTTAAAAAGACGTGGTCGTGAGGTGTTTCAAATGCTTCACCTTCTTCGTAATCCTGTTCATCATAGGTAGCTTTTAACTCCTCGTAATGTGTTTGTTCACTTTCGTAATAATGCGTTACTACCTTCGTAGTAAGTGATTTAATTTCTTTTAACTCTTTACGAAGTAACTCATTTTCTTCACGTAAGTCCACAAGTGTGTTTCCTGCTTCCCACTTGAGTTGCTCGTTTTCGGCACGTAGTTCTGTTATTAGCCTACCTTGTGCCTCTATTGTTTTGAATAGTTCTTTGCTCATGTTTTATTGGTTTAATTTGTTTAACAATTCCGTATCCCACTGAATCTCGTCATAGCGTTCTGCGTAGTATTCGATATCTTCGGGGTGTATAGCTACGCTTACGTCTTCCGTTACATTTACGTAGAGCATACCACCTACGGGAGAGGTTCGTATGTCGTGTTGTGCATTAAGCACGAATGATGCTTTTTCTAAGTTTGTCATAGGTACGTAGGTTATGCAAGAATGTCTTCGACAATCATTTGCTCGTCAATAGATAGGTCGTTAAACTCTTGACAGTTGAATACATAAACGGGATTCATACCTGCGAATTGGTGGTAAAGCCTCTCTCTTGTTTTTTGGTCGTAAAATAAATTATACATTTTGAATTGGTTTTAATATATATCTAATGGTCTGACGTTTTTATAGTTCAGCTTGTATGCTACAACCAAAATCAGGATTTTCTTCTAAGTATTCGAGTATCTGCCTACCCAATCGTAAGTCTGCATACTCGGATAAACCTTCTTTAGTAACCCCGTACTTCTTCATAGTTTCATTATTATAGCTCATGTTCTCGTCGAACATCTTATCTATGCGCTTGATTTGGTCAGCACTTTCGGTTTCGATTTGCTTGACTTCCTCACGCACCTCATCAATTCTATCAGAGTCTATCCAATAGTCTATATAATCTTGATTTTCTACTGCACCAAATCTCTCAGGTGCGTTACTGCCTTGTACTGCGAACATGAACTTACCTTCGATGTCGCCTGAATAATATCTACCCATGTTTTCTATTTATTTATTTTGTTTCGTTGTAATAAAGTTCGTATTCTTCTTCAATTTCATCGCTATCTATATACTCTTGCAAGTATGAGTGTATCTGCCAATCGTCTTCTACTTTGAATAGCTTGGCATCGGTGTAACCACCACGTATATCACACCCACCATGTATCTGCAAGAGTAGGTAGGTATCTCCGTCAGCGTCTTCTAACCATGCACCTTGCAACACTTGGGATAGGTCGCTATCTCCGTTGTAAGTGTTGAATTCGTACTTGCTTTCCATACCTATCAACTCAAGGAAGTCAGCACCTGATTGTGATACTCCGTAACCGATATCTCCGTCCCAATCGGGGCAGTCAGTATTGAGTTCGTTGAACTTATCGCACACGTGGTCGAGTTCAAGTTCGCTTAGGTAGTGAAATACTGAAACGTTACGCTCATACTCGGTGTGTATCTTCCCATCTTTGTCAGTCCATTCAGACTTTTCAATGGTTTGCTCTTGCTCATTATCAAAGTCTTCGATAGTCTTGGCTTGGTTTCGTTCCCAATTCCTACCATATGCACCACCTGAATCAAGCATGTGCCTACCTGTGTTTTCCGTAAGCATAGCGTACACCAGCTTTTCCGTGTTTGTAAATTTTCTCATTTGATTTGGATTTTTTCGATTAGTATTTTAATGTTGCTTTCACTACCCTCATAGTATATTGAACCTGCTCTCTTAGTGTATACGTTCTTGATGAAGTGATGATGCTCATTTAGTTGGTCATCGTATGCCTTTTGAGCATCTTCGTACTTTGCAAATAGTTCTGTCTGACAATAGTCAAGGAGTGAGTCCAATACGTGGACGGCATATACGTGTGTCATGATTTTTTAGCATTTCGTTTTTTAGCAATAACTTTAGCAAGTTCTCTTTGCCCCGTATAACGTGCCCATTCGTAAGGAGTGAAACTCCTTTTGTTAGGTGTAAGCCATGTTTTTTCGTTCATTTTGCTTGGTTTTCTAAGGTTTCTAACTGATTTTCTAACCTATCTAAACGTGCCTCTGCCTCACGAATAATAAGTTGTTGTCTTCTAATTTCTTCTTTCGTGCGTACTGATAGTTTTGCACGATGTTCCTTCCACTCACGGAAGTCCCGCTCTGATTGTGTTAATGATGTGTTTTCCATACGAATTGGTTTTTGATTTGCGCTAATGTATAAACTTTGATTTAATTCTCCAAATTTGTTTCCGACTTTCTCGGTATTAAGTAGTATATGTATTATATATCTCTCATATTCTATGAGATATATAATACTATACTTCTAAAGGCTCAGCCTCTCTTCCTTACTGCGTATGTACGCTTGTTCAGGAGTTTCACCATCTCTAATTTCTAAAGAAATCGCACATCTCGGAGATTTATAACTCGGCTCGACTTCACTCTTCAGGTACGTGGTACATATCTGAGTACGTGCTTGTCTATGCTCTAACCTTTGGTTATGGCTTAATCTCACCCTCGCTTTACGAGCAAGGTTTCTACCACTAAAATCCTCTACCACCTCTAAAGAGGTAATGTGAGCAGTCATCTCTTTGAGTAAGCGCATAGCTATACGCTTGTTTTTTGCGCTCGGTTGCTGTTTAGCTAATCGTACAGCTGAGCGTATCTCTGTGAATTTCATAGATGTACGTTTTATTGGTTTATTATTAGTGTTGCTATTATCGTAGAGATAATATATCCCATTAGGATAGAGAATGTTACAACACCTGCGACTATTAGTCCTGATTTTAATTTACTCATCATAGCGTGTGAATTGAATTGTTACTGACTACCCCCCGAAGGGGGTAGTTTCGTCCATTCAGGACTCGTCAGAGTAACTTACTTGCTTAGCGTGGCTAAGTGCTCAAGCAGTTGCGCCTTCGTCATCTTCGATAGACCCTTGATTGGGGTTGGCTTTGACTTAGCTTTAGAAGTCTTCGACTTCTTCTTCTTAGGTACGACCACCTTTAAGGCTTCCACCTCAGCAGTCAGCTCCTTTAGGAGCTTCAAAGCGATAGCTTTCTTTTGCTTCGTGCAGTTGTACATAGCCTTGTTTACTGCTGACTTTGTTTCAGCGATTAGGGATTTTGATTTTGCCATTTGATTTGGGGTTTAAGTAGTGTATGTATTAAATATATCTCTCGTAAACTACGAGATATATTTAATACTACACTTCTAAGGGGGTCAGAGTGAGGTCAGGGGAGAGTAGTAGTATACTACTCTATATAGTAGGGTGGGAGTTGTCCCCGAGCCGTATAGGGCTACCTTCGGTAAACCAAAGCCAAACGCATATACACGTATCTACACCTACGCTACAACCGATTGGATTTAACTCATTGATTGACAGTCAGTTAGAAAAAGCTGAAAAGTGTGGGCAAAACTGCGTACGTTGTGCGTATGCGACTATGCAAGTGCGTTTCGGGTGCGTTTGCGTAGCGTCTGTATTTACATATAATCCCCAAGCTCTATATTTCTCAAAAAAATTTTCACCAATTTTTTCTACAGGCGTGATTTTCGCCGTTTTTTCCTCTTTTGCGGCGGTTGCCGAAATCTTTACGATCAAAACTTTACATCAATAAGCCTTAAAAATCAGTTTGTTAGGAAATGGAGCTTAAAGTAAGAGTTTACTATTGATTTTTAGTTTTTTCTGGGTTAACTTTGCTTTAGTTAATTAAACTATTAGTTATGTTTTTAGTGTATTCATAGAATATTAACTGATAATGTTTATTTAGCTGGGTTCTCAAGCCCAAGCTATACATAAATAATAGGTACACCTCCTTTATCAGGGGGTTTTTTATTCATTATATTTGCTATATGGACGAAGAAGAAATTTTACAATATCTATACGATAACATGTGGCTGATCGAAGGAAGGGAGATAATAAATATAGACAAACATGGCAGTAAGCATGTATTTAAGGAAGGTTTTTCTCCAAAACAACCTTTACAGCTTGAAAGGATTGATCCTTTACCTTTAAGTAAAATTGAATCCCCAGATACAAAAGACATAGATATAAGAGATATAATTAGATCAGAGAGTATATCACTACCTAAAGGGAAAGAACCTCAGCTTATTATGAAGAAATCTAATAAAACAAGAACAGGTCAAGAGCCAGCATACTATACGTATTGGGATAAAGATAAAAAGCAGTGGAAGAGAAGGCCAGTAGAAAAAGAAGAATATGATCGTTATATGAGGGAGAATCGTATACGAAACCCTCAAGTCATCAAAACTAGCTTTTAGTATCTTTGTCTTATGGCGACTCCTATCAAAAAAGACCCACCTGAAGAAGAGGGAATAGATATATTACAAGCACTTGCTAATATATATAATTGGAAAGAGAATTTAGCTGAGAATATTAACCCAAGAGGTTATGATATGGACCTCGATGATGATGCTCCTGGGTACGATGACCCTATTTTAGGTAATCACCCATTACAGAGATTATACAACGCTATTGTTTTAGATCGAAAAGAACCTCTAAGAGAAAAGGAAGAAGAATTTATACAGCTTGCTTCTATTTCTGAGGATCCTGATTATAGTGCTGATGCAATTCTTAATGCAGCTGGAGAAGCAGAAAGACAAGATCTTTTAAGTTTAATGTTGGGTCAAGATCAAAAACATGGTAGTATAGAACCTGCAATATACAAGCCTACTAAATCAAAAGATCCTGATGCTGAATACTATCGTTCAAAAGTAACAGAACAACAGATAAAAAATGAACTAATGGACCCATACGTTCCAAGGTCTTTAAGAGGTAAGATGGGTTATAAGAGTGATAAAGAAGGTACTTACATTGGGAGAGGGGAAGATATTGCTGACCTTCTTATTGACTCGGATATTTATGGTGACGCTCTAGGAAACTTTATTTTAGATAAAGGAGTAGATGAAAAGGGCCATTATATCAGTTATTATGACATATGGGATGTAAACCCTTTGTCTTCTGGGGCAACTCAAGGAGATGAAGCATCGATAATGCCAAGAGGGTTAGATGATGTGATACAATCTGCTGTTGGTATTAAACCAGCAGAATTGTATGGTAGGGTTTATTATGATCCTAAGACTGGACTCCCTATAGAGGAGAAAAAGTATGGGGGTACTGTAAGGCCTCTTAAAAAATACAAAGTCTTAAAATAGTATCTTTGTTTTATGGCAAGATCTAGGTTTAGAGAAGAGAAGATTAGAATCCTTATGAATGAGGGTTATCCGTTTAAACAAGCGGTAGCTATTGCCTATGATAAAGAAAAGAAAGGTGATGAGGGATTAACTACTGATCCTACCGATCCAAAGAAATCGGGAACCGCATCAGACAGTCTAAACGTAGCGTCTCTTAAATCTGGCATTGCTCAAGTAGAAAGTGGGGGAGGCCAAGAGATATTTATGATAAATCCTGATCCTAACAGTACAGCTACTGGATTATATGGTCAAAGATTTAGCGAAATAGAAGATGAGTATGAGGGTAGTAGAACACAATTCTCTACAGACATACAAGCTCAAGAAGAATTTATGGATAAGAGAATAGAGGAGGGTATTAACGCACCTTCTTTAAGGCGTAATGCAATAGATCTTACTGCAGAATATAAAGATCAATTAGGTGATAAGTGGGATTATACTCAAAACGAGGTTGCTGCGTTGAGCCATTTCTTAGGGAGGCAAGGGACTAGAGAATATTTCGCAGCTATTCGTGATGGAAAGGATTTTGTAGTTCCAGGAACTAATAAAAGCCCTGAAGAGTATCTAGAAACTTTTAATGAGGGGGAAGCAAAGATTAAAATGAGGGGTGGTATTGTAAGGCCTATTAAAAGAGGGGATAATGGTGTAACTACGGGAGAGGAAACTGAAGATCCAAAAGACGATGATGTATACTCTGTAACTCATGAAGATATATATAATTATTTAGCTAGCAAAGATGTAAACCTTAAAGGGAGAGAAATAGCTAAAACTAGAATTATGCCTGGAAGAGGAGAATATTTCCATTATGCAGATGCTCCAGGAGAAGAACATGATACCTTATTGGGTGTAAAGATGGGTAGAGGCGCAGAAGACACTAAAGATGGAGGATTTAGACAGCATCCTCTTATGATACATTCTAGTAGAGCTGGAGATGAAGATGTAAGGTTAGAAGAAGATATACATTCTATACAACCTAAAGTAGGAACGCTTATTAAAGGTATGGGGGGTATAAAAAGGAAGTTAGCTAGAATGTTAAATAAGCAATACTTTACTTTCGACGAAGGTGTTGGAAATGAAAAATTTCAAGCTTTAAGCGATCAGGAAAAATCAGACCTATATAAAAGGGAGATGGTGGAAAAAAATTATGCTCTTAAAGGTGCTGGTAGTTCTACTGAATTTGAGGCAAAACTGATTTCTGATAAAATGCAAATGATTGATCAAGGAGTTATAAATCCTAGCGGTAGAGTAACAAAAGATGATCTTCAGGCAATACAACAATGGTATGAAAAGCAAAATCCACATGCCGCTTTCTTAAATCCATTATTTAAAAATATCGATGACTCCCCTAGATATACTAAAATTCTTCTTCAAGCTCTTAATAAAGCATAATAGATAATAACTTATATTTGTAAAAATATCACATGGCAACACTAACGGTAACAATTAAAGAAGAATTAATCCTTAATGGGAAAGATGTAGGGTGTACTAATGTTGCTACTTATGGTGCTACTGAAGTTTATCACCGTATAGCAACTATAACAAATACTGAAAAAAGTATATTGTTATTTGGAGCTGCCGTAGAGGGTGGGACTATTAAAGATGCTCAACTTGATTACCTAAGGATTACAAACTTAGATTCGTCTGCTAATATAAAGCTTAGGATAAGAAATGCTTCAGAGGAGTTTATGGTTCAGGTAGATCCTTTAGGTTCTTTCATCTTAACAGAAGATAAGTTAGATGCTGATGCTACAGGAAGTGATGAGACTATTTCATTAGCTCAAATAGACAGTATAAAAGCTGTTTCTGGAACTAGTAGTTCATTAATAGAAATATTTGCAGCGTCAGCATAATGAAAGCCGTAAAAGCAAATAAATATCAAGGGCTTTTAGATATACCTAAAATGGATGCAGGGGGGCAAACGAATCCTGTACATAAAGGTAGCAGAAGTGTAAGTAGAAAAAAGTTAAAAGAAATTGAAGAGAGGCAGATAGCTCCTATTGAAGCTCTATTAAGACGTATAGCTATGAGGCAGGAACTAAAAGAAGGTGAAAGTGAAGGAGATGCATTTAGCTCTGAAAGTGTAGATTTTGGTAGCGGATCAGAGGGAGAATCTTGTAGAGAGGTAGATGGAAAGATAGTTTGTGGGGCTTACGGTTACGATCAAGGAGATGCAGCAGATTCAGCGGCAGGAGAAGATCGTGAGAAAAAACCTCTTTCTCTTGTGTTAGCGGATTTAATAAAAGAAGGGAGAGATGTAAGACAATCGAGCCTTAAGAAGAGATTGAAAAAGGTTGGTAAAAGAAGGGAGCTTGATTTAGATCCTTCTAGGTCTGAACAGAAATTAATAAGAAACCCACTTGCTAGGGCTAGGTATAAATCCTTACAAAGGAGACTAGCTAGATCTGAAGGAAGAGAAAAAGCAGGGGAAGATGGTGGATACCAGGTAATAAAGGCTTCTTTCTAATTGAATAAATATTACTTTAATCCTATAAGAAAAAGAAAAGATCCAGCAATAGAAGCTGAACGTATAAGACTAAACAAATTAAAAAATGAAACTCGAAGTAATAAGATTCAACAAAGGGGAAGATTCAACTAACGGGATATTATTTGATGTAACAGATGAAAGAAAATTTTTATGCTATACTCTCGAAGATGAGAGCCGTGAAGAAAAAGTTTACGGAGAGACTTGTATACCTGAAGGAGAGTATAAAGTCAAATTTAGAAATGAAGGCGGATACCACGCCAAATACTCTAAAAGATTTGCTGATATACATATGGGTATGCTTGAAGTGTGTGATGTCCCTAATTTTAAATATATCCTTCTTCATTGTGGTAATACTGATGAGGACACTGCGGGATGTTTATTATTGGGTGATACGCAAGAAAACAACAACATCAAAAAAAACGGTTTCATCGGCAGGTCGACGCAAGCGTATACAAGGGTCTACCCGAAAATCGCCAAAGCGCTCAAAGAAAAAGAAGAAGTAACTATTACATATAGAGACTTCTCTGAGTGTTTATTATTAACCCCTCTAGATGTAGCTACATTTGTAGGGGCTTCACAACCGCATTAATTATGTATACATATAATATAGAAGTTCTTAGAGTTATCGATGGGGACACAATAGATGCTAGTATAGATTTAGGTTTTGACGTAAAAATTAAGAAGCGTATAAGATTCATGGGTATTAATACTCCAGAGTCTAGAACACGAGATCTTGAAGAAAAGAAACGAGGGTTAGCAGCTAAACAAAGAGTTGCTGAACTTTTAGATACAGCTACAGAAGTGCAAGTTATATCGCACGGTGTAGGAAAGTTTGGGAGATGTTTAGGGGAAATAGATTTTTGCTGCCCAGATTCTTTAACAATGAAGAATCTAAATAAACAGCTAATAGAAGAAGGCCACGCTGTAGAGTATCACGGAGGTAAAAGATAATTACTTCTCTAAATCATTATAAAATCTTTGTACAAGCAGTCTAGCTTTTTGAGTTATGGCATATCTAACCCTATAGTTATATTTAGTTTCGTCTCTAAATAGATGATCTTCATATGTGTCTGATGGTGTTAATTTATCAAAGTGCTTGTATATATATCCAGCCTTAACTAAAGGCCATACGTATCTTTTCCCTATATTAGATTTACTGGTTTGAAAGTCTTTACTAGCGTAGTCTAATGTAAAGAATTGTAAATCGTACCCCCATAGAAGAAACTCAAGCTTAGAAAAGTCCATACCTAACTTTTCAGCATATTCATTCTTGATAACTTTTAAGTTTTTAAGATAGTTTTTTTTGATGTATATTCTATCTTGTTTAGCGAAGTCTCGAAATAGGCGCTCTTTAGGGATTCTACTTTTAGGCATTTGTATTAAATTTGTATTAAAGCAAAACTATGACAAAAGATTTCGAATTCTTACTTCACATGCAAAGGCTTATGTTTGAGGCAGAAGCTCTAGCAATACAATTTGGAGTTAAGGATAGGTTTTTATCTATTATGGTTGCTGGGTTACTACCTAAAGAAGATGAACTCCTTGATTCTGATACCCCAAGACTTAAAGCGATATATAGCTATAATATAGATGATCTTAATGAATTAGATGAAGTACAAGAATTTATATATCACACGTACTACGAACCAGATAAAGAAGAATTAGATCAAAGAGATATAAATAATTTATTAGGGGGTACTGGAATAGAATTAGAAGATTAAATAAAATGGAAGGGATTATTAGAAAAATTATTATCGGGAAAGACCCGAAGGACGCTATGGCGTATTATATTGGCATGAGAGCTGGCACGGGAATAGTTAGTACTATAGTGCAGGATGAAGGATATTTGCATAGATATGGTAAAAATAGATATTTAGTATATTTAGAAGATGCAGATAAATCTCAAACTTTATGGAAAGCTATTGACAATATGCCTTGCATGTTGGAATTTGATTGTAATTTTTAATGGTTAGAACAGAGCAATATACTTCAGGAGGTGAATTTAAACTTCCAGATGGAACTAATTATGTGGGTGCTTATCACGTACATATAACTAAAGGCGCTATGGTGGGAGCCTATCACAAAGACACTCCTCACGATAGATTAATCCCATTGGATAGACAGTCTGAATTACTTCTTGAATCTATAATAAATCAGTTAAATCTACAGCAATCTACGCCTGCTCGTAGATCCACAGCTACTAGCAGTAGACCTACAAGAAGGTCAAGTGGCGGCGGTTATTAATAATATGAAACCTACTAAAAGTAAAGGTCTTGGCGATACAATAGCTAAGATTACAAAAGCTACAGGTCTTAATAAATTAGCACCCAAAGATTGTGGGTGTAAAAAACGACAATCTAAATTAAATAAAATATTTCCTTATAAAAAATGAAAACTTTACATTTGTTTGTTGTCGAATTAGAAAAAACGATCAACGACACTATTAAAACCGATTCTGGTTTAGAGCTTTATGTAGACAATAGATTTAACGAGTTTGAACATAGAGTTACTGAAGGGCCAGTAGTATGCGCCCCACGTAAATATAATACAGGAGTTAAAGAAGGCGATACTTTGTATTTTCACCATTTAGTTGTGATTAATGAGGGTCAAGCATTAACTGGGCATGATAATCATTATTTAATAAAATATGATGATAAGCATACTATAAATAATCAGGCTATCGCATATAAATGTCAAGACACTGGAGAAATAAAGCCTTTAGCAGGTTGGTCTTTGTTAAAGCCAGTAGAGCAAGAAGCTGAAGTAGTTTCTGGTATTATAGAAGTAATAAATACAGAAGATGAAAAGTTACCCACTAGGGGTGAAGTAGCTTTTGATGCGCCCTGGTTAGAAGAGCTGGGTGTAAAAAAGGGGGATATAGTGGGTTTTAAAAAGAATAGAGATTATCGTATAAAAATAGATGATCAAGAGTATTACCGTACTCGTGCAGAAGATTTAATGTATATAATTGAGGAAAATGTTTGATAAAGAAGAATTGTGGTTACATTTAGAGGATTACGGATGCTTACTTGCTGATGGATTTGATGATGCCATTATAGGCGTAACCTTTGGAGTAGAACCAAAAGCTGTATATAGTATATCAAAATGTTTAGATATACTTTTAGAAGAAGGTATGAGTATGGAAGATGCTATCGAACATCTTGAATACAATGTGGCTGGGAGTCATGTAGGAGAAAAAACACCTATATGGGTGTATGATTATCAAGAAGATGAGTAAATTTACTACTGTATCAGCCTCAGAGCGTCTTATGAAAAGTATGGAGGTGGCTATTAATAATATGATAGAAGAGGTGAAAAAGCCTGTTGATCCAGAGATCAACGGTAGCGCTAGAAAAGCAGAACTTCAATCTATTAAACAGACAGCTACTGACTGTAAAGAGCTTATAATAGAAAGACAAAGGTTGGAGCAGATGGTTAAAGATCTTAAAACTAGCGGGCAGATAGACGAAGCTAAAGATTATACTGGAGGATTTGCTGAAAGGTTTTCTAAATAATGGCTTATAAAAATAAAGAAGATCAAGCTGCAGCCTCTAAACGGCATTATGAGAATAATAAAGAGAAGGTAAAAGCTAGGTCTAAAAAAAGAAATATTAGACAAAGAGATATAAATAGAAAATACGTAGAGGATATAAAAAAGAAATCCAGCTGTATAGATTGCGGTGAATCAAATCATCTTGTTTTAGATTTCGATCATATAGGAGGTGATAAATATAAATGTATATCTAATATGGTTTACGAATCTTACAGTATAGAAACAATACAAAAAGAAATAGATAAATGTGAAGTTAGATGTTCTAACTGTCATAGAATAATTACATATAATAGAAGAAATGAAAAATAAAATTGGTTATTTATTTGTAGGCTTATTTTGGTTTTTAATCATAGGTTTACTTACATCTTGCTCTGTGCAGAATCATCATAGACGATCTCAGGCTAATGATTACAGTCAATGCTGGTGTATTGATCCATGGGATGGTGGCGCAGAATGGTGTTGTCCTGGAAGAGAACCTAAATATATGTCCCCTTATAAACATAAGAAAGGTTACACTAAAGCATCATTCTAATGGCGGATTATAAGTGTGATTGTAACGACGAAGTTGTAAGCAAGTCAGGCGTTACTATTAAATATATAGAAGGTAAGGGTGCAATTCATGATGTTAAATGCTCATGTGGCAAATACATGAAATTAGCAAACCCTAAAGTAGGAGCGCCTGGATTTAGGTCAAACAGATTTGGACAAACATATTGAGTACATTACTAAACATAGAGAAATATGAAGACCCTGTTGTTAAAATTTGTCCCAAGGGTACGGAAGGTGAAGTTATCGAACTCGGTGGGCTACTCATTTGTCTTCCGAAAAGGCCGCCGAAGAAGGAAATTTTCGGACATAAAGAATCAGACTCTATGCAGGTGTGGAAGAGGACACCTATGCCCAAGGAATTGTCTCGTATTAAATCTATGGATGAGTGGGCGGAAATGCCAAGGGAGTTTAGAGAAAGGTTTCGTCCATATATCGAAGAAGAGTTTAGGCGTAGGCGTGAGGGTTTTTGGTTTTATAACAACGGTACACCTACATATATTACGGGGAGGCACTATATGATGCTTCAATGGACCAAGCTAGATATTGGTTATCCATTTTTCCTTAACTTTCAGCGTGAAATATTTCTACACATGGCTGCATGCGAGTCTGATCCTCGTTGTATCGGTCAGTTATATACTAAGTGTCGCCGTTCTGGGTACACTAATATCTGTAGTTCTGTTCTTGTGGACGAAGCTACACAGGTTAAAGACAAACTTTTAGGGATACAATCTAAGACTGGTAAAGACGCACAAGAAAATATATTTATGAAGAAGGTTGTCTATATGTTTAGACATTATCCATTCTTCTTTAAGCCTATACAAGATGGTACTACTAATCCTCGTATGGAGTTAGCTTTTAGAGAACCATCTAAACGAATAACTAAAAAGAATAAAACCTCACAAACGGGTGAAGCTCTTAATACGGTTATTAACTGGAAAAACACAACTAATAACGCATACGATGGTGAGAAGCTACACATATTGTATTTAGATGAAGCAGGAAAATGGGAAAAACCTACAGACATAAGAGACGCATGGAGGATTCAGAGGACTTGTTTGATCGTCGGAAAAAAAATCGTCGGAAAAGCTCTGGTCGGAAGCACAGTAAATCCAATGGACAAAGGGGGTCAAGAATACAAGAGTCTATGGGAGGATTCGAATCCTTTGGAGAGGAATGCGAATGGGAGGACTAAAACTGGACTCTATAGATTATTTATTTCTGCAGAAGAGTCTCTAGAAGGATTCTTTGATATATATGGTAATCCTGTTATTAATGATCCTAAAGAAATTTTAGAAGGAATCGATGGGGATATGATACATTCTGGATCAAGAACATACTTGAAGAATGAGAGATCTGCATTAAAAGATAATGCTTCCGAAATGAATGAGGTAATACGCCAATTCCCTTTTACTTCTGATGAAGCATTTAGAGATAGTATAGAAGGCAGCGTCTTTAATATAGGTAAGATATATGAGCAAATAGAACATAATGATGAACTATTTCCAAATCCTGTAGTTTCTGGAAACTTTATATGGAAAGGTGGGGAAAAAGATACCGAAGTTATGTTTACTCCAGACCCTAACGGTAGATTTAGAGTATCGTGGATGCCTCCTCAGGAGTTAAGAAATAAAAAAGCTTTTAATAGGGGTAAAAGAATTGCGCCTAATACAGATCTAGGATGTGGAGGCGTTGACTCCTATGATCTTGACGCTACTGTAGACGGAAGAGGATCTAAAGGTGCATTACATCTTTACAATAAATTCCATATGGATCATGCATCTAATATGTTTGTTTTAGAGTATGCTTCTAGACCTCCTTTAGCTAAAATATTCTATGAAGATGTATTAATGGCTGCTGTATTTTATGGATACCCTATATTAATTGAGAACAATAAGTATGGGATTGCAAGATACTTTGAATCAAGAGGTTATGATGGTTATCTAATGGATAGACCTAAACATTTAAAAACTGGAACAGCGAAAGTGAAAGTTAAGACTAAAGGTATACCATCTAACTCTCAAGATATAATACAAGCTCATGCTCATGTTATAGAAGCTTATATACATAATTATGTAGGGTTAAATTCAGAGACAGGTGAAGCTGGAAACATGTATTTTAATAAAACCCTTGAAGATTGGATAGGTTATAAAATAGATAATAGAACTAAGTTTGACCTTACTATTAGTTCAGGTCTAGCTTTACTTGCAGCACAAAAGGTTAAGAAAAAGAAAATCAGTAACTTTGATGAAAGGAAGTTTTTTAGGCGATACAAAGTCATCGGCTAATTCCTTATATTTGCAAATATATGCTTACATGAATGAAAAATTATAGCGGCTCAAAAAATTTCCCAGATCCATTAACACCTCAAGATAAGAAAGAATCTAAGGCGTATGGATTGCAATATGCAAAAGCTATTGAATCTCAATGGGGCAGAAAAGCTGATAGTTCATCTCTTTTTTCTAAAAGATATCAAACTTTTACAAAAAATAAAGAGTATGCTAATGGCGTACAGGATACGAATATATATAAAAGGCTATTAAATAATCTTGATCCAAATACTGGGGATGGGAGTTTAATGAATCTAGATTTTACTCCTGTACCTATTCTACCAAAATTTGTTCGTATAGTAGTAAATAAAATATTAGGTAGAAACTTATACCCTAATTTAGAAGCTATAGATCCGTTATCTTCTTCAGAAAAGAATAGAGATAAAAAGCGTATAGAAATACAGGTCGCCTTAAAGAAACAACTTATGGCCTTTAAGGAGAAAACTGGAGCTACAATTGGGATGGATCCTGATATAATTCCTGATAATGAAGCTGAAGCAGAAATATTTATTGGGGAGAACGTAAAAAGTGATGCTGAAATATCAGCTCAAATAGCTACAGATATGACTTTATCTTGGAATAATTTTGAAGATAATGTATTCCGTAGATGTGTAAATGATTTAGCTACTAACGGGATGGCTGTAGTTAAAAGATCTAATGATCCCAATTATGGTATTAAAACTAATTATGTAGCCCCAGAAGATTTTATACATAGTCAAACTGATGATCCTAGTTTTGACGACATTACTTATGCTGGTCATATAAAAAGCATGCCTATTCAGGAGTTAAAGAGAATAGCTAGTACAGAATTAGAAGAAGAGGATTTTGCTAAGATTGCAAAAAAAGTCAAGGGTAAAGATGGTAGTAGTCATAAGTTTGATGACAGATTGGGGAGAAATGTATATGATTACGATGAATACATGGTAGATGTATTAGAGTTTGAGTTCTTATCTACTGATTGTATGTTCTTTGAAGAAAAAGAAAACAGATTTGGTAACAGAAACTTTTTCTATGAAGGCTTTGGTTATAAAGAAAAGCCTGGTAGCGTTTATGAGAGAAAACCTCATAAAATGGAAATCGTAAATGTATATAAAGGTTATTATATATTAGGTACAGACTATATGTTTAATTATGGCAGGATGCATAATGTACCTAAAAATGTTTATGATATTAGTAAAGCTAATTTATCATATTCTGTTATAGCTACAAACTTAACAGACATGATGCCTAAATCTATGGTTAATGGATGTATAGGTTTTGCAGATATGTTGCAATTAACTCATTTAAAGATTCAACAAGCTATAGCTAAAGCGAAACCAGATGGATTAATTATAGATATAGAGGGGTTAGAAAATGTTCAATTAGGTAAAGGTGGTGAATTACAGCCTCTTGACCTTCATGATATATATGAGCAAACTGGTGTATTCTATTATAGAAGTAAAAATCCAGAAGGAGGATTTCAAAATCCACCAATAAGAGAAATAGGTAATAGCATAAGGAATATTAATGAGCTTATAGGATTGTACAATCATTATTTAAGAATGATTCGTGATGCTACAGGAATTAACGAAGTTGTAGATGCAAGTACTCCAAAATCAGAAGCCTTAGTAGGAGTTAGAGAGCAGGCTATAGCGGCATCTAATAATGCTACATATGATATCACTAATGCATCTATGATACTATTTAAGAAAGTATGCACTGATGTAGTTAAATGCTTACAGATACTTCCTGAAGAATCTGTTATAATGGAAGTATATAAAAATGCTATAGGTAAAACTAATATGGATGTTTTAACTAGCTTTTCTAAACTCCCTATGTATAATTTTGGAGTTCAAGTTCAAAAAGATATGGATGATAAAGATCAAGCATATCTAGAACAAAGCATACAAATATCTTTAGGGCAAAAAGAAATAGATCTAGAAGATGCTATGGCTATAAGAGAGCTTAAAGATATAAATCAAGCTGAAAGACTTCTTGTTGTTAGAAGAAAAAAGAGGAAGGAAGAACAACAAGCCATGCTTATGCAGCAACAGCAAATGCAAGCTCAGATGGCGCAACAACAGCAACAAATGCAGATGCAAATGGAGGGTCAAAAGATGCAAGCTCAGGCACAAATAGAAGCGCAAAAAATGCAACTCGAAGCTCAATTAGAAGCCCAACTTGCAGCTATGAAGCATGAGTTTAATAAAGAAATAGAAACTATAAGAGCAACTGCTACTCTTGGATTTAAAGAAACTGATGAAGAATTTAAAGAAAAACTTGAAGTTCTTAAAGAAGATAGAAAAGATGATAGAGTAAAGAAACAAGCTATAGAGCAGTCTAAGCTTATATCTCAAAGGAAGGGGAATAGAACTGAACTAAAAGAGGAGCAACAAAATCCAATGAGAAACATTTTAAATATGAACAATGTCCAATAAAGTTAACTTAGATACTTCAGAGCAATTAGATATAACTTGCCGTCAAGGAGATACTTTTAGTCTTACATTAACTCTAAAGGATTCTTCTGGGAATGCATTAGCGTTATCTACTGATAATTATGAATTTGTAATGCAAGTATGGGGTTCAGGTAGAGGGAGAAATGGATCTCCTTTAATAGCTAGTATTAACAAAGGGTTAAAAGGCCAAAACTTAAATACAGAAGAGATTCCTGGTTCTGCATATTTTGAGGAATTTGTTGTTGATGATAACGGTAATGTTACTATTACAGCTTCAGCAACTACAATGCGATCAGTTCCTGCAGGAAGACACATTTATGATCTTCAATATATTTTACCTACAACTTCTGGGGTGGATACTCATACAACAGTATTAAGAGGAACTTTTACTATTAATGAGGATGTCACTAAAATGAGAAGAAGGTAAATGAGTGTAGACGTAACAACTAGTAGCGGAAACACTATTGATGTTTCTGTAAGTGGGAGTAATACTGTTAGTTTGACTCAATCGTCAACTAGTATATCTGTATCTACACCTGCCGTATCTACTATTACTGTTACTGAAAAAGGTCCTAAAGGGGATACTGGGGCTACAGGCGCTACAGGTGCTACAGGGGCAACGGGAGCTACAGGTGCTACAGCAACAGCAGGAGACGGAATAGATATTGCTGATGGCGAAGTAAGCACTGACTTAAAATCCAATGGTGGTTTAGTTATAGAGTCTACAGAATTAGCTGTTGATTTAGGGGCTTCATCTATTACGGGAACTTTAGCTGTTGGAGACGGAGGTACAGGGGCTACAAGTCTTACAGATAACGCTATCCTTACTGGTACTGGGAGTAGTGCTATTACAGCTGAAGCTAATGCTGCTTATAATGGGAATGACCTTACATTAACAAGTTCTACTAGCGATAAACCAGTATTAACTCTAAAAAATACAAATACTACTATTACTTCGGGCGCAGAACTTAAGTTTCTAAAAGACGCTGCTGACATATCTGCGGGAGAGACTTTAGGGTCGATAGGGTGGTATGGTGATAATGATGCAGGTACTCCAGAGACAATACAGTACGCTAAAATTGTCACAAGAGCAGATGATATAGCAGATGGAGCAGAAGCAGGTCGACTGTATCTTCAAGTTGCAAATTATGACGGAGCTTTAACAAATGGAGTGTTTATTGATGGCGACACAGATGCTGATGACGAAGTAGATGTAACAATAGGAGCTGGCGCTGCTTCAGTAACTACTATAGCTGGTACTCTTACTATGGGTAGTACAGCCGCTATGACTAATGCTGGACAATTATCTGTGGCCGCTCAACCTAATATAACCACCATGACTGGTTTCTTAGGCGGTACCGCTAATGCGCTGATTACAGACGATGGTGATGGTACGGTTACATCCGAGGCTAACGCTACTTACGCAAATGATTCATTACAGTTGTCGTCGTCGGTAACTCAAAAACCGACTTTAGAACTAATCAACTCAAACACAGACGCTGAGCCACCATATCTTATGTTTCAAAAAACAGCTAATGGAACAAATAATGATGGGCTTGGTATAATAAAGTTTAGAGGAGATGATGATGGGGGTAACATAACAGACTTTGCTAAAATAGAAGGTAAAATTGAAGCTGCGGCTGATGGGTCTGAAGAAGGTGAATTGAACATTACTGTTAATGCTCGTGGTAATATTAGAAACGGTTTTAGAGCACAGGGTAATGGAACAGATATAGTTGATACAGATATAGGATACGGAACGACTTCAAAAACCACTGTAGCTGGCGTTTTACAAATTGATGGCAATGCTATATACGACGATGATACCGCATTATGTATTCAGTTTGACTCTAGCGGTAATACAGAAATAAAAAATAAATTCAAGGCAGACACAAGAGAGTTTAATGTTCCTGGAACTAGTGATGGAGATCATGCCGCTGGAGATGTAGTGTTCTTTGGTAGTACTGAAGGTATGACTGCGGGTAAGATTTATTATTATACTAGTGGCGGGGCTTGGGCGGAAGCCAATGCTGGCGCTGATGCTACAGCTACTGGATTACTAGCTATTGCTTTAGGCAGTAGTTCAAATAACGATGGTATGTTATTAAGAGGTATGGTTACTCCATCGGCTCCTGCAGGCAGCGATGATGAAGGTAAAAAAGTTTATCTAAGAGCTACGGATGGAGCCGTAACCACAACGGCGCCGTCGAGTAGCGGTAATTTTGTAAGAATAGTAGGGTATATGCTTCACGCTAGTAACGATGCAATTTATTTCTGCCCTGATAATACATACGTAGAAATAGCGTAATATGGCGGATAATATGACGACAGACGAGTGGATGAATGGAGAGCTAACCAAAAAAGAAGATGGTTATTATATTGAAGGAGAAGATGAGTGTGTTTTATATCACCATGAACGTGAGGGGATAAAGAAAGGTGTTGAACTACTTTGTAAAGAATACGAGTTTGAATCTGTTTTAGAATTTGGATTTGGAAAAGGCTGGACGGCAACAGAGTTCCAAGAGCAAGGTGTAAAAAGACATGTTATTATAGAGCCGAACATCGGGATTTATAAGTCTGCGTTAGGGTGGAATAAAAACCATAATGCAGAAATATTAAATATGTTTAGTTGGGAATACGAACCAAAAGAAAAGTTTGATTTAGTTTATGATGATATCTTAGAATTTGGAAATACAAGCGATAGACACCATGAATATATAAACAACTTTAAAGATCAGTGGTATGCTAGATGCATGCAACGAAAGTGTGTTTATAAAAACACGGTTCATGAAGATCCTTATATAGATTATACAGCAGGTGAAACTGAATATAGACAAGTAATACGAAAATTATAAATGGCAACAGCATATTTAAATCCCGCAAGCGCTACTACTAACACTAATTGGGACGGTTCTGACGTATCTGAGTTAGCCCAGGGAGAAACTAGTAATATATGGAATTCAACGGCAAATAGTGCGAGCTTAGATGTCACTCTTAGCGATTTTGATAACACAGGGGTTGCCTCTATTGACTCTGTTCAAGTAATATTAGTTGGTAGGTGGGGACAGCGATCAGGGTCTTGGACAGCTACAACACGTATACACGATGGCACTTCAACGTATTACCTAGAAGCCCTTACAATGCCTGCTAACATGAATCAAGTAACAGTGGCTGGAACCGTAAGAACAACATCTGACGGTTCTACGGCTTGGACAGATAGTGATTTAGATGGGATGAAGCTGTGGGCGCTAGATACTTTAGGCAGTACCAGCACTCATGCAGATCTGTCTCAAATGTATATTAAGGTTGAATATACAGAAGTTTCTGGTTATAGTAATGATGTGAATGGTGTAGCTAGTGCCAATATAGGTAAAGTAAAAGGCGTGGCAACAGCTAGTATAGACAAAGTAATAGGAGTTTAAATAATAAGTAATGGCAAAAGTTATAAAAAAGAAAAAGAAACTAAATATCTCCAACAAGAAGGTGTCTGTTGATCCACCAAAAGGTTATCATTGGATGGAGGAACAAGGAAGATACTATTTAATGGAGGGTGATTATAAACCACATCCAGGAGCTGTACAGAAGGCTTTATTCAAAACAGCCACTCATGGGAATAGCAAAAAATAAGACAAAGAAATAATAACTATATTTGCATAAACAACTATAAACTATGGCAACGACTACGGCAACAATTACACTAAACAGTCCTGATATTACTGGGGATCCTTTAAGCTTGACTAAAACGTCAACTTTAACAAAGGCTGGTACTGCTACTGGTTTAGATCAATTTACTGGGATTACTACTGTCATATATGCTGCTGCACAGACAGCAACTAATATTGTAGCTGCTGCTGATTATGCTGATACTACTACTTCTCATAAAGTATATATAAAGAATTCTGCAGAAGGGGCTAGTGATTTTGTTACAGTAGAACTTGGAGGTAGTAATGTATTTATGGGGAGGCTCTATCCTGGGGATTGGTGCTTTTTTCCTTATGATGGAACATTAGATGTGGATATAGACACTAGTGCTGCGGGAATGAAAGTTGAATATGGGGTTTTCTCACAATCAGCAGCATCATAATAATATAAACTATGGCAACAACTACAGCGACATTAACTTTAAACAGCCCAGATATTACGGGTCACAATTTTAGTATGACTCAAACGGCTACGCTAACTAAAGCTGGCAATTCATCTGGATTAGATGAGTTTACTGGTATTACTAGTAGGATTTATTCTGCAGCTCAAACTGATACTGTTGTGGTTGCTGACGCTAATTATGCTTCTACTACTGTAGCGCATAAGGTTTACATTAGAAATACAAGTACTGGAACAAGTGATTATATTCTTGTAGAATTAGAAGGAAACGTAATTATAGGGAGACTTTATCCAGGGGACTGGATGTTTATACCATATGGTGGTACTCTTGACGTACAAGTAACTACTGTTGCTACTGGGGTGACTATCGAATATGCTGTTTTCTCTCAATCCATAGCATCATAATATATATAGATAATGGCAACAACAACCGCAACAATTACATTATCTAGTACTGATTTGACTAGTAACAGCCTTAACTTATCTACAGAATCTGTATTAACAAAGGCTGCGACAATTACTGGTATATCAGATACTACTGGTTTAGCACGAAGGACTACATCTTACGCTAGTTCGGGCGTTATTGATACCGTTGTACTTTATAGAGCTGACGACTATACTGCTAATAAAGCTAATAAGGTTTATATAAAAAATATGTCATCGACTTCTGCAGAATATTTTACGATTTATTTAACCGCAGATAGAGCTGGTGAAACTCATTCTGATGTTGATGGACTTACTGAAATAGGTAGGCTGTATGCAGGTGATTGGGCTTTCTTCCCATGGAGTGCTGTTGGCGGAACTAAAGAAGCCTTTACGGTAACTTTTGCAAATACATGGGCAGCTGGCGATACTTTTACATTTGACGGAGTTACTGTAATATCTGCAGGATCTGGATTGAATGAAATGGCTGCTGGAGTAGACGCTGCACAATTTCCTAATTGGACAACATCAGTATCTAGTGCGGTAGTTACATTTACTTCTAGATACTCTAGAGCTGATCTAGAGATTGATACTAGCGAGGCAGTTACAGTTACGGCTGGAGACGGAACGGGAGCTGTAGCAACTACTGTTACTGGAACAAAATCTGTATCAGATATATATATTAAACCCAGTGTTCATACTGAGATGACGTTTGAGCATATGTTATTTTATGAATAATGGCAACAATTAAAGCAAATTTATCATTAACTAGTGCTGGGGTTTTAGCCAGTCCTCTTAGTATTTCTCAGGAATTTTCATCGTCTGTTGATTCTGGCAGCCTTATTAAAGCAAAAGTAAAGGGAACGGCTGTAGATACTAATGACATGATTGTATATCTAGCTAATGATAAAAGCGACAGAGCTTATTTATATATAAGGAATAATGAATCTGAATTAGAAAACTATATATATTTACGCAACGAAACTGAAAGCGATTCAGCTTTTGCTGCTAAAATTGGTGGCGGTGAGTTTGCTTTTATTCCTCTTGCCCCAGATAAAACTTATGCTGTACACGCTACAAGAGAAAATACTATTATTGAGTACGGCGTATTCGGAAACGACAATCCTTCTGTAATCCTTGGAGGTTCAGGAACATAATAAATAAAAAACTATGGCATTTAAGACAGTAACATTAACTCCTACTTTAAGCACAGACGCATACGCTGATGGTGATGTTCTTTTTAATGAAGAAATAATGCTTCCTGCTAGAGGAGCTAAACTTATAGGTGGATGGATGATTGACCAAACCAATAAGCTTAATGCTGAAAAAGTTTCTTTATTCTTTTTTGGTAAAAATGAAAATGCGTTTGGTACTGTAAATGCTACCGCTAATATCAGTAAGGCAAATCTTAGAACCAATCAATTTCAAGGTGTTATTAATGTAGCTGATTCTGCATATAGCTCACTAGGTTTTTCTGATATAGATAATGCACCTACTTTTAGACCGTTTGTTATATACAACGATGCTGATCCTACACTCGACGGAACTGATGATGCGGTAGATGTTTATGGTCCTGTTTTAAGTAGTGTAGAAACTGGAGGTAAAATATATGTAAGCGGTATTATACACGCTGCAGATGGTACATTAGCAGCTATGGCAGCAGATGAGCTAGACTTTGTATTTTACTTCGAATACTAAATTGAATATTAATAATTAAATAATAATGGAAGAAAATAAAGAAACCGTCGGAGGGTTTGAAGTGTTCAGCTCACCCGAAGAACTTTCTGCATCGATGAATGCAGAACCACAACAGACAGAAACAATGACAGAAGAGGCTCCCCAACAGGAGTCTCAAGTAGTTTCTGAACCCGTGCAAGAACAAGCTGCCCCTCAGGTTGAATCTCAACCTCAAGAGCAGATTCAAGAACAGCAAGTAGAAGCGCAACCAGAACAAGTTCCTAATCAAGCGGAGCAGGTGTCTGAGCAGCCTCAACTTGAAACTCAAGAAGTAGAAAATATTCAACAGAGTTCATCTGCTGAAATAAATTATAGTGATAGTCAGATCGAAGAAGCAGTTATGTCTTATCTAAGCGAGAAGCTTGAAAGAGATGTATCGTCTTTAGATGATCTACTAACTCCACAGAACCCCGTTGACGAAAGGGTGGAAGCAATAGCTAATTTTGTTAGTGAGACTGGAAGGTCTCCACAAGAATGGTTTACTTATCAGTCACTGAATACATCTGAGATGGATGATTCGACTCTAGTAAAAGTAGACATGGCTATACAATATCCTAACCTTACAGCTAACGAGGTAAACACTCTTATTCAGAATAAGTACAAGTTAGATCCAAACAAGTTCTCTGAAGATGAAGTAAAAATTGGAAGCCTTCAAATGAAGGTAGATGCAGCAAACGCTAAGAAGCAGATAGAAGAGCAACGCATGAGATATGCAGCTCCTGAACCAAAGCAAGAAGCAGCAGAACCAGAAACCTTTATTAATGATGAGTGGATCTCAGAAATGAGAAAAGAGGCTAATGATTTGACTGGATTAGAATTTGACCTAGGCAATAACAAAACCTTTACTTTCGGATTGGATGACCGATATAAACAAGAACTCGTGAACAAGAATGCTCGTCTTGATGAGTATTTTGATTCATATGTTCGAGATGACGGAAGTTGGGATTTTGATACATTAAACTCACACCGTGCTATTGTTGACAATATCGATGCTATTATCTCGTCTACTTATAGGCAAGGGCTTAGTGACGGTCAAAAAAATGTAGTGCAGAATGCGTCTAATATTCAAGCTCAAGTTCCTAATCAGAGCACTCAAAATGATAACAATCCTTTAGAGGAACAATTAAAGAATATCATGGGTAAGGGCTCTAATAAACTTACTTTTAAAATCTAAAATATTAAGAAAATATGGCTACTACTGCTGCTGCGGCTGCTGGTTTAGATAACGCTACTGCGAATCTGAGACTAACGCCCGAAACTTATACAACTATAGGTACTCTGCTCAAGGCTAACAAAGACTTTGTTATCCCTGAATTAGTAGAATCTTATGGTGATCAAGGAATCACTGGATTCCTTAAATTAACAGGTGCTGTGATAAACGGAGGAACTTCTGACCAAGTTGATTGGTACGAAGGAGGTCGTCGTCACCGCCTTGTAACAGGATCTACAGACTCTGTGGATGACGATCAGGCTACTTTAACTGTTTCTGCTGACTCTACTAACGGTACTCCAATCGGTCCTAACGATGTTGTTATGGACAGTGCTAACGGACAAAGATTTGTTTGTATCGACGTTACTGGAGCTCCTGGTGCTACAACTACTTTACAGCTTGCTACTCTAGATGGAGGTGCAGCTTCTGCTAACACAACTGACAGATCATTTATTGTCTTAGGCAATATGTACGGACAGGGAACTGAGCAACCAGCTCACTTCACTGATGCTGACTTAGTTAAGCGTCAAAATCCGTTTATGATTGTTAAGGACCGTTACCAAGTAAATGGTTCTCAAGCAACTAATATCGGTTGGGTAAATGTTGGTGGTGGAGAATACCGCTGGTTTATGTACGGTGAGCAAGAAGCTCGTGCTCGTTTTGAGGACCGTCGTGAAATGATGATGCTATTTGCTGAAACAGGAAACGATGACAACTGGACTAATGTAACTTCTGCTACATACGATGGTGAGGCTCAAGAATCTGGAGTTGGTTCTGAAGGATATGTTTCTGCTGTTGAAAGCAGAGGTATCGTGGTTTCTAACGCTAACGCTAATCCACTTGATTCTTTCTCTGAGTTTGATGATATCATCGTTGAGCTTGACAAAAATGGTGCTGTTTCTGAATACGCTATGTACGTAAACAGAAAGCAAGATTTAGCTATTGATGACATGCTTGCGTCTGGTATCTCTACTGGAGTAACTGCTGGTCTAGCTGGACAGTTCGGTGCATTTAACAATGACGCTGATATGGCTGTAAAGCTTGGATTTAAGTCGTTCACTCGTGGTGGATATACTTTCCACAAGCATGATTGGAAGCTTCTAAACGATCCAACTCTTTTAGGTGCGTCTAACTATCTTCAAGGAGCTATGATCCCTATGTCTCAAGTTACTGATGCTCGTTCAGGAATGAAAGCTCCTGCTCTAGCTATGTACCACAAAGAGGCTAACGGATACTCTCGTGAACTAGAGCACTGGGTAACTGGTGGTGGAGTTTTAGGATACAACAATAACGGAGATGCTGGTAAAGACGTTGCTACGTTCCACTACCGTTCTGAGTGTGCTCTTGTAACTCGTGCTGCTAACCAACACGTTCTTATCAAAGGATAATATAAGATTTGTTTTACTATATAACTTTTAAAAATTAGAAAAAATGGCTGCAAAATATTTATTTTTCGATGCTGACTCACATAACTCTGCTGTATTACCAGCAGATAAGTTGCTGGGAATGGATCAAACTGATGACACAAGCATAAGCTTGAAGTTTGCTGATGTGGACGGGACCGATGGTCTTATCACGGAGGTAGACCTTACTATTGACACTGGAACAGAAAAAGCTGTAATGAAAGCTATTTCAGAAGCTATTGCTTTTGGAAAAGAGCAGTTTTGTGTTGTTGCTGATGACGTAAATAGCGATTACTTAAGTGCTTCAATTACTAACGTAGAGATTACTACTGGAGGTAGTGGTCTTTCTGCTGGAACTGGTATTACTTCTGGAACTGGTACAGTGTATAAAAGCTGGCAAGAGTCTCTTGGAAATGGAGTTATTAAGACTTCTATTTTCGTTGACTTAACTGGTCTAGCTGGTGGTGCTGATGGAGACATTATTGGAGCAGCTTCTGCTGCTAATTGTCACATTGGTCAATACACTGTTGCTAAATGTGGAACTCTTTTCGCTGCTAGTCTAAGATGTCTAGAGGTACCTCTTGTAGGTCCAGATGACATTGAGATTCACTCAGGTGATGAAGCTACAGGTACTGAAGATGCTGCAATGTCAGGATTAACTAATAATACAACATTAGCTGCTGCGGGTGATGCATTTGCGGCAGCTCAGGGAGGTAATATTCCTTTCTCAGCTCTTCCTGCTGCTGATCAATATTTATATATTGTTGATGGCGAGGGCGATACTGGAGTATATACAGCTGGACAGATTCTTATTGAACTGTACGGATCTAAGTAATTATTGATTTACTACTACAAGAAAGGGGCTTCGGCCCCTTTTTTATTTGTCGTATATTTGTACGTAAATTTAATCTACTGAATGAAGTTTTTCCTATTCAATATAAATGAACCTACTGAAGGAAGCGAAAGAGCTTCAGACTCTGGTATAGGAGTAAGTACTTTCTGTGTGCCAGTAGACAAACTATGCAATATTACATCCTCTAAAGGATTTATTAATATGACGTTTGATAATGCTGGAATTTATGATGAAGCCCTTGTGAGGCCTGGAGAAGCTTTAAATAAAGTAAATGTTACTATAGCTTCTGATGAAAATCAAGAAGTACTATTAATAAAAAGTATTTTAAACTTTATAAGCGTAGAATCTGCTCAAAAGATTTTAACTTTTGATATTGTAGAAAAAACTTCTTTATTTAGTGCAGCTAAAATAGAATCTATATCTGACATAAAGCTTAAAATACCAACTATGCCTATTAACATGGAAACAGGTAGGTTGTCTGCTGGTTCAGCTTCTGATGAATATCAAGATACTATTGCAGGTATAAATTTCCATGGCAATTTACCATCTCTTGACTTTAACCATGAAGGATTAGACTCTTTTGCTGATACGGCTGAAATAACATCATGGCGTAACGCAGGGACTGGTGGAGTTACTTACAGTATAGCTAGTAATGTAGGAACACCTAGTTGTGAAACTGATGCTGCAACAAGTGGGATAAATCAAAAATCAGTTTACCTACAGTTTGGAGAGAATTTTGTAATCCCTAATGCATTTAGTGTTAGAGGTGATTATACCTTATATTGCGTATTAGGGGCTTCAATTAGAGCAATGGTTTTATATGGTGACTCAGCAGGGGAAACAATGGGATTTGGAGGGGGTATGGTAAGTGGAGCTATAGATGACGCAAATGATGTAAGCCCTAAAGCTCATTCTTTTACTGTTAGACATAGCGGAATGACTGGAGCTGCTGCTACTGTGCAGACAGACAATACAGATAATGGAACTATTAGTTACAGATGGCCAGACTACTACGAAAGCGAACAAGATGTATCTAAAATGGATGTTGATGTGTGGATTATTAGAAGGGATAAAGACTATAATATATTTTTACATAATAGAGATGGCGATATTATAGGATTTATACCAGCTAAAACTGAGTTTTTAGACGATACTTTATTAGCAACAACTCCAGGCAGAACAGATGGTGATTTACTAATACAAGAGTTGGGAACAAGCGGTAGTGTTACTACAGCTTCATTTGCCTACTTTAGAGGATATATATCAAGATTTGGAGTAATACCTAATGATATAGGTGCTGCTAAGTCTGCTACATTAGCACAAGATTTATTTAAATTTTATAACCCTTAATTTATTTTAATAATGGAAACAAAAACAAAAAGGTCTGCTGGGCGACCTAAACCCCAGGTAAAAGCAGTTGAAGAAACTGTAGTAGAAACGCCAGTAATGGAAGCCCCACCAAAGGCTTCTACTAAGAAAAAAAAGATTATTAGGCGTGAAGTTGAGACTAATAAAGCTACTGAATTTGAAATTATAAAAGGTGGTGGTATAGTATTTATGTTACCTCAAAAAGGTGTTACTATATACGATAAAGAAATGGACACTGTAAGAGAAATTAGATATTGTCCTAATGAACCATCTATATTTGTTGATGAACAATCAGATAACGCTTTACGTAGTACTGTAGCATTTAGGGATGGCAAGATATTTGTCCCTAGAGAAAAACCCAACCTTAAGGCTTTTTTAGAAATACATCCAGCAAACAAAGCTAATGGCGGGAGCGTCTTCCGTGAAATTAATAAAAGAAAAGAATCCTTAGAGGAATTAGAAAAAGAGTTCTTAGTTAATGACGCTATCTCTATTGTTAGAGATAGAGATATTAACGATCTTTTAGCTATATCTATGTACTTCGGGATTAATATTAATGCCCCAGTTTCTGAGATAAGGTACAATCTTTTAAGAATTGCTAAGTCTAAGCCATCTGAATTTATGCAATCTCTTGACTCCCCTCAAGTTTCTTGCAGGTCTACAATTCAGCAAGCTAAAGAGTATCAAATCTTAAACTTAAAGAAAGATGGTGTTTATTGGTTCGATTCTAATAAACTTATTGTATCTGTTCCTGTAGGTCAAGATGCTATTGATACCATGGTGAGGTTCTGCTTAACAGAAAAAGGTGCATCTACTTTAAGCCTTATAGAAGAGAGATTAGATAAACTATCATAATTCATAATTACACTATTAAAAGGCCGCCTAAACAGGCGGCTTTTTTATTTAGTATATTTGTGTTATGATAAACATTATAGATGTATATAACGCTGTAAGAGACTTATGTAATAAAGATCAAAGAGGTTTTGTAACCCCAGAGGTTTTTAGCACATTTGCAGGCATTGCACAACAGAATGTTTTTAACGAGATGTTTTCTGAATTACCTTTAGCTAATAAGGCTAGACAGGGTGGGTTAGATCCAGCTCGTGATAAGTCTTTATATAAAATGATAGAGGAAGACTTAGCTTACTTCATAGAGCAAAGAGAGTTAAGTGATGCACAGCCAAACCCTCCTGAAGGGTGGGAGCCAGAAGAAGAAGATGGTGAATGGGTAGATCCAGCTAACGATGACGCTAGTATTTTTAGTAAACCTACTGATCTAGCTAGAATAATATCTATTAGGAGAATGGATAACGCAACTTCATTAGATTTAGTTTACAATTCTGAAACATCGGAAAGGATAATTAATAGCAATTTGTCAGCCCCAACAGCAGAATTTCCTGTAGCTATTATATCTAGATACATAGAGATCTTCCCATATGATCTTAACTCTGTAATACTTAAATATTATAGACAGCCTAAATCTATTAATGCTTATACTGGAGAGGTAGATCTTAACTCTACTCCAATATATATGGAAATGGAAATGGGAGCTGCTATTACCGTTCCAGACATGTTAAATTCTAGGCATTTTGAATTGCCAGATCATTATAAAAACGAAGTTATTATTGAGATAACTAAAATGATAGGTATTAGATTAAGAGATAACTATCTTAGTTCTTTCAGTATAGCAGAAGAACAAGCTGAGTAATGCCATTTGTAGATATATCAAATAATGGGATGAATTATATCACCCTACGTCAATTAATAAATGATTATATTATCACTTTAGATGGTGATGATTTTGCTAGTAACGCATCAGATGCTGCTATAAGAAACTTTGCTTTAAGAGGTATTCGTGAGTTTGGATTTGATGTTACATCAAGAGTTAAGTCTATAAAAAGAACTATAAATAGCAATAGCACTATTGATTTGCCAGACGACTATGTAGATATAGTTAAAATGGGACAAGTAGATGGCGATGGGATATTAAGAGTATTTAGGCAAAATAAAAACATTAATTATTCTCAAAGGATTTTTCAAGAAGACGGCATGGATACTACTTCTACATCTGATAGTGATGAAGGTCCTCTTGATATACCTAATAACCTTATACTTAACAGAGAAGATGATAAATCTTCTACATCTGGTGGTGGAGCTGACGCAGGGGATTTAGATTTTTATATATTTGAAAACTATGTTCATCAGGGAGGTTTAGGTCAGTTATATGGTGCTGGAGGTGCTCACGCTCCTGGACAGTATAGAATAAACCTAGATCAAAATAGAATAGAAATTGAGACAGGTTCTGGAACTGGAGATATCGTTTTAGAATATATCTCTGATGAAGCTAGGTCTACAAACCCAGTAATACATGTGTATGCAGAAGAGGCCTTAAGGTGTTATATATATTATAAGCTTTGTGAAAGAAAATCTACGATTCCTGCTAATGAGAAGACTAGGGCTAGAGCTGAGTATTATAACGAGAGAAGAAAAGCAAAAGCTAGATTGTCAAACTTTAGCAAAGAGGAAGCGCTTAAGACTATTCGTAAAAACTTTATGCAGGCACCTAAGTATTAATGATAGATAAAGTAACACCACAGAGTTTAAATCAAGACTCAGACTCAAGAGTTAGGCCTTCAAATCAAATGATTGATGCGCTTAACCTTGTTTTTGAAGATAGCTTTAAAAATACCCCTATGACTGCTGGGGGAGCTAATAATGATTTTTCAGGAGATTATGCTGCAATAAAGCCATTACCTTCGAATAGAGACATAGAAGATATATTAGATTTAGATGACAACTATTTTGTTGATGATGACAGTAGGATCCGTGTTATTGGCTCAGTTACTGATGATGTTTTAAATGTTATTTACTTTTTTGTTTGGTCAGATGACGTAGATCAAATGGGTGTTTGGGCTTGGGATAGAGATGCTATTTTGCCAGGAAACAATTTACCAGGATCTTACATAAAAGTATATACGTCTGAAAAATTTAATTTCCCTAGTGATGGATTTGTAAAAGGTGATGTTGTTCATATCGGTCAGAGATATGAATCAACGGGGGCAGCATCAGCGTTTATGCCTGCTACGGACCAAACTAATATTGGAGGAGCCGACATTAGTTATAGCTACGATAAAAATGTAATTTTATATTTTACTGACAATAGAAATGAGCCCAAAAAGTTAGATGTATTTAGGGCTATGACATATGAAACATATATTGAACAACAATATGATGATTATGATGAATTAGATTTTATTACTGCTTGTCCTAAAACCCCTTTAGATCCTATAACATTTGAGTTTGATATAGATCCTAATAGGTCAATCTCTCATTTTGTTGATATACCAGGAATGATATTTGCTTATCAGCATTTATATATAGGTGGCGTTGAAAGCGCTATTTCTACTCATTCTAAGTTAGCTGTCCCTAGAGGCCTTGTGTCTCAAGGAGTTAATACTGGAGTTACTGTTCAAGAAAATGTTTGCATATTAACTATTCCAGAAGTTTCACCACAAAACGAAAATATTGTTAATAGAACAAAAGAGATTGAAAAAATAAGGATTCTTGTTAGGTTTGGTAATACTGGTGTGTTTAAAACTATTGATGAGATTGATCCAGTTCAATTAGGAGGGTTATTACCTGGCTATAGATTCTATAATGACAGAGTGTTAGTTTCTGTAGCCAGAAGAACTATTAATAAAAACTATGACAATTTACCTAGAGTAGCTCAAGCTCAAACTGTAATTAATGATAGGCTTGTATATGGTAACTATATAGAAGGATATGATGAGGTGGATGTTGATGCTACAATAAGCGCTATATATAAACCAGAAAATGCTAATTTTCTTGATTTAGATATTAAGGTAACTGAATTTATTTCTGAACATACAAACTCTCCTGTAGTTTCTATTATGGGTAATCAAAGAGTCGCTGGATTTAAAATATCATTAGCTGAACTTCCAGATGCAATTCCTGAAGGCAGCGTGTTTAATTTAAGCTTTACGTGTAGGCCTGAAAGAGGGTTTCATATATACAATCAATCTAGATCTTTTCATGGGAGCTCATTTAAGGGGGATATAAGAAATCCAGAAGAATATGCTTCATTTGGCGAAGATGCCGATTTTAACAAGAATATTGATGGTGGAATTGTCAATGATTTTTATAAAAATGGTCTTTCTTTTTTTGGTAAAAATGAAGGCGTAAAGTTTATTGATCCAGACGATCCAAGCGGAGCATTATTATTTAATAAGTGGAGGTTTGATAATCCTACAGCACCTGCTGGTATAGAAGAACAAGAAGTAGTTTATGGGACTTCTGCAGCTAATCCGTTTATCATACAGAGCGGTCTTATGCAATTTGGCCTTACATTTTCTACTAATTATGGGGTGATGCAAGGTGGAAAAGATTTAATAAAGGAGGTAATTGCAGCTATATTTACTGGATCTCCATTACCAGAACCTGCGGGCGTGCCTTTTGCTCAAATACTTGGAGAACCTACAACCGAAACTGAATATGCATTTGATTTAGGGTTGGATCAAAATGGATCTAAAATTATGGTAGCCAATATGAATGGAGCTCAAGATGGTCTGTCTAGAAAAGATTTTGTCGTTGCTGTTGGCCATAAAGATCATATATTTAATAATGGCCCAGAGAACGTCCCCCCTACAGGATATTTTATAATAAATAAAGCAACAGTTAGAATTGGTCTTGAGGTATTTCCCGATCTTAATCAAAGGTATCCTAATGATCCTGACGATATGTATGTAGGATTAGATATTAGAGAGATAAATGATGCTGAAATTAAAACGTGTATACCTCATATAAGGAAAGATTACATGGAATTTGCATCAAATGAAGATGATCCATATACCCCCGTTCTAGATGAAAATATGGAAGGAGGGTGGCAATGGCTAAATGAACAGGCTTTAATTGATGCGTACACCTGGATGACCTCTAGTGGTGCAAAAAAATTCCAAGCGGTAGGTATTTGGAATAATCTTTATATTGATTATTGGAAAACGTATTCTAGAAGTTATGTAGCGTCTTATGACGTAGAGACAATATTAGGTACTCCTGGTTCAAGCAATAATAATATATTCTTTTGGCGAGACTCAGAAATTCAAGATGAATATGGATCCATTCAAGCTGACACTGGTGTAAACCTTACTGTTGGGACAATGCTTGGTTGGTTACAGCAACAACAAAACATAGAGCAACAGTTTCTACCTGATTTTAGCTTTGCATCTCAACAAGCTAGTGAAACATGGAGGTTTAGAGTTGGTGGCTATTTAATAGGGCCTGGAGGAAATGCAAATACCCCAGTTCAATTAATAAACTTTTCAGAAGAAATAGAGGATAAATATGAGGATTTAATGCAGTCATATATTGAAGGCAACTATCCTACTTATCCTGACCAATATAATATGTGGGAAGTGTCAGAATTTTGGTCAAGCAATATGCAAATAAAGCCTTTATGTCGTTTTAGTTTAATAGACGGTATAACTTCTGGAATGGGAGGCAGGAGGTGGGGTACTGTTCAACACCAACACGGCGAGCATCCTGAGACTGGAGCCCCTTTAATGCAGTGGCTAACAAGTATTCCTGCTCAAGGAAGTGTAAGCGGGCAAATAGCTTGGAGTGGACAAATACGTCAACGATTTCAGATACAATTACTAAATCTACCAGGAGCGTACTGGGGTAATGATACAGGATTTGGCATTCAACATTTATCTGCTTGGCATTTAGAGTTTTTTTCTAATACTTCTTTTACTAGTCATATTGCTAGATTTAGTATTGAGGCGAGTAGCAATTTTGATGGAAGTGATTCTACTTGGAGTGATCCAACTTATGATTGGAGTGAAGGTGACATGAAATATATAACAGGTTTACCTCATGGGGGTCCTGGACAGTGGTATTTTACATCTTGGTATGAACAAATAGCAGATAATTATGCTGATTTTGCTACAACTGCTCTTGGTTTTGGGCTTGGGGCGGTGGATTATCAATCAAACGCTTGGGTAGAAATAAATACTCTTAGTCAGTTTGTAGAGTTAGGAGCTGAGTATGGTCATTTTGGATCATTTAAAAGTAAAGCTAATCATGAGTTTGCTGTTGTATATTACGATGAAAGGGGAAGAGCTGGGTTTGCTAATTATTTAGGAAATTTATATGTTGCTGGATATTCGTCTCAAGATATTGACAGGAATGGTTTTCAAGGTAGGGTAGAGGTTGAGATACGAATTTTAAATGATCCACCAGAATGGGCTCATAAATATCAAATTGTATATTCTGGAAATACAACGTATGATAATTTTATACAGTATACTACTGGTGGAGCAACCGCAGAAAGACCACAAACGGGCGAATATATTACTAGTGATCAAGGAGTAATACACGTTAATTTAGGTTATCTACAGGGTAGTAATATGATCTCATACTCTTCTGCTTATGGCGCTGTAAATAAAGAAGGGGGCAAGGATTTATATACATACAAAGAGGGGGATCAATTAAGAATACTTTCATATAGTCAAGGGGGAAGCGAAGAAAGATTTTATCCTCATGAATATGTTTTTGATATTTTGGGAGTACAACTTACATCAAAAGTACCAAGTGAAAATCCTTATCATGCAGCTGTTTATAGTACAGATGGAGATGAAGGCACTGTTGATAGTAATTTAATTGGGCAATTCTTAATGTTAAGAAATAATCCTTCAACAGGAGGGTTTTCATATGATTCCGTTATTTCTGGCGAGCATTTATGGAATAACGGAACTATAGTTGAAATTTTTTCTAGGAAAAAGGGTAAAGACGAAGATGATAGAATTTATTACGAAATAGGTGAAGTCTTTAATGTGATAAGAGATGATAATGGAAATCGTTACCATGAAACAAACCCTATTTTATTAAAAGATGGTGATATTTTTTATAGAAAAGTTGCATTAAATTACCCCCCATTTGAAAATGGTCAATATGTTAATATCATTAACAATAACAGAAAAACCCCTAACTTTGTAAATTATTGGTTAGAATCTGAGACGTTTACCGATAAGCTTCCAGGATCTGATTCTAAAAATTTCGGTAAAGCTACATTTGTAGTTCCAGGAGCTACTGCAAGAAGGAAACTAGCTTCATTAATATATTCAGATAAAAATAATTACACTGCTAGGTTTAATAAATTTACAAACTTTAATGGTCCTGAATTAAACTTTAAAAATTTACCTAATGAGTATGGTGCTATAAATTACATATTAAACGATTACGATAATATTCTTGTTATACAAGAAAATAAAGCTAGTTCTGTTCCTGTTAGTAGAAATATTTTATCTACAGCAGGCGGTAAAGAATCCTTAATAGCTTCAGATAAAATACTAGGTACGCAAAAGTATTATCCAGGAGATTATGGGGCTGACGGAAATCCAGAAAGCGTAACTAGAGCTGGAGAAAATGTATATTTTGCTCACAAAGGTAAAAGGCAAGTATATAAATGGAGTAGAGATAAAGGGGTGCAGGTTATATCTGATATTGGCATGAAGTCCTATTTCAATAATATTTTTCAAAGGGCTATAGAGGATGAAGCTATGGGGGAAGGTCTAGTTAGAGTTGTAGGGGGATACGATCCATTAAGAGATGAATTTATTTTATCCGTTCATAATATCCAAGATTTAAGAGAATATGAAAATGATTATGATCCTTTTGAGGAAGTTATAGATGATGATCCTGGTGGTGATGATCCTGGGGGTGGTGACGATACTGATGAGTGTGACGAGTTGTGTGCTGAATTTCTTGTTGAAAGTAATAGCTCAATATTTACAAGCTCTATGGAATTTCAGCCTGGAGATCAGTTTCAAGTACATTATACAATAACGAATATTGGGGAGGGAATAGGAGGTTTTGCTAATGATGATTTTGCTTCTTATCCATTTAATCAAGAGGGTCAACCTACTGCTTATATGTTTGGAGACTGGATAGACTTTGTTGTTCAAGATGCAAGCGCTTTTGTTGTCTACCCTTCATATACTTATGATCCAGATAATGGTTCAATCCCTATAATGGATCAAGACCCAAATATAAATCTAACAACTATAGATCTTGGGTGGACAATAGAATATGAACCACCACTTAATGAGCAATTAGCATCTTACTATCCACAAAGTATACCTGCCGCTCCAGGTGGATGGCCATTATTATTCCCTGGAAACACGATGTCCCTTACAGTTACTTATCAGGTACCTATGGATTATACTCCTGGAGATTATAGTTTCTTTACATCGTTTAATTTTGCATCTTACGACATTGATTCATTTAATGCAGGATTTAACTTAAACCCTGATTATGGAATAGGAGGGTCAACAAGATATTTTGATATCCCCTGTTGTTACACTCAATCAAAAACAATTATTCATCGATTTACTGTCGATAAGCCACCAACAGGCGGTGGCGGTCCTACATTGCCTTCAGATGATTATTCAGGCATTATTACTAATAATGATAATAAAAGATTAGGAAGTTCAGATGAAAAATCTATAAATATATACGACACTAACGGTGATGGTGTTGTAAATCCTTTAGATATTATTGCTTCAGATCAAACAGAAAGAGAGAATCGTGAGGAACAAATAAATACCAAAACTACTGAGATAGAACAAGGAAAGGATAAAATAAGAAAGAAATGAGACAGACTATAGCATTTAATAATAGCTTAGATTTTTGGAAAACTAGATACTCTTACACGCCTTCATGTATGATGAATCTTAACAGATTATTTTTTACCTCTCCTAATCAAAAATTACCGCTTGATGGAAATAAAATGATTTGGAGACACAATGACTCATCAAATGGTTTTAATACTTTTTATAATGAAGGTGGACATAATGGTCCATCTGCATTAGGAGTTAGTTTTAATGGGTATACAAATGCAAGTAGCACTTCAAGTGCTTCTAATTTAACGTCTAGCAATAAGATATACAAATCATTTTCCATACAAGGTGGAAATAATGTAGAAAATGTTCAAGGGGCTAGTTTGTTTAAGGTTAATAATAATTCTACAAACATCGCAGAAGATAGACATCTTATAGCTGATCTTCAATTTAAAGGGACTGCTATATATGGGGAGATAGGTAAAGAGGATGCAATGTCTGGGATGAATATTAAAGCTATAGGTAGGATACGTAACGTATATAAATGGATGTCAATCGATCAGGATGGAAATAGTTATTGGAGGCATTTTACAGGAGGGACTGCTGTTCAATCGTTAGTTGCTTTAGATGGCTTACATGTTGATGAAAATGGAAATAATGTAGCACCAGATTTGCCGTTTGTAACAGACGAACTTTATGCTTTTGAAATAGAATCATATATGTCCAACAATCCTATACCTTCAACGATAACTGGAGGTGATTTTAGTCAGTATGTTAAATTTTTTACTGGCAGGGCAAATGCCGATGGTACTGATATGCAATCTACTCCTTATACTACAATACCGTCTACTCCTCCATATCTACCTGCATTTGCTCAATATCAAGAAAACTTTGCAGAGTCTGTTAATTTTGCAGATGGTCAAAATTATGGGAGTTATCTGTCATTTGGAGATCCTTATTTTGATGATAATAACGCTTTTAAAAAAGGAAATTTTTTAATGATAAGGTATAATAGTTTAGCTACAACTCCACATGTTGCTTATGAAAACACTCCTGGTGCAAATGCGACAGCAAATAACTTTAGTGTTGCTGAGGGTGAGGATAATTTAGCGTTTCAGGGAAGAGAGGTGCTATTTGCTATGACTCCAGGGATTATAAATGGAGCAGACCCTCATGGGACATTTGCTGACGCTTATGTTACATTAGGTAGTGCGGACTTTGAAGTAACATCTTTTAATGTAGAATATGAGCTAACAGAATACGATCACGGCGGAAGGTCGAGTAATCTTGTAAGTAAGAAATAATTCCGTAAATTTGTAGTAATATGGATAAAACAAAAAACACTATAGTATGATAGGTTGGGCAGCTTTAGCGGGTCAATTAATTGGCGCTGGAATAAACTATTTTGGCGGTCAGTCACAAGCTGCAGATGCTGAAAAAATGTACCAGCGTGGTAGACAAGATCTATTAGCGGCATCAAGACCTACTCAGGCTTTACTTGATTCAGTAGCTGAAGGTAAATCTATGGCTGCTGAAGCTGGGAGAACAGGGAGAGAGCAGTTAGATTCATCAGTATCTTCATTATTAGATGCCCTTCAATCAGGAGATCAATCAGCAATTGCTTCATTTCAATCTGCAATGCCTAATATAGCACAAACATCGCAGGGTCTAGAGATGACTACAGCGCAGAATATTGCTACAGCAAATCAACCTCTTGTTGATGCTGAACAAAAAGTACGTGATACTTACTCTGCTTTAGCTCAAATGGATATAGAGCAAGGAGCGGCAGGATATCAAGCTGGAACTCAAAGACAAATGGATGCGATAGGTTCTGCTGTAAATATGCCTATGGATTTAGCTGCTTTACAGGTTTCTAATCCTTCTGGTTATTCACAGCTATTTGGGAAAGATGGTGTAAAAATAGACAGAGCAGACAGAGGGGCTTTGATAAATGAAGATGTTATTAAGGAATTGATTGGGGGTGGGTTAGTTTATACTGGAACTGGCGCAGAGGTGACTTCTTTTAGGGATATCATAGAGAAAGAAGCGGCTAAAAAAAGCGGAGAGGAAGAAGAAGAGGAAGAAGAGGTAGTAGAAGAAGGGAAAGAAGAACAACAATCTACACCTCATTCAGAAAGAATGAAACAAGTTAAAGAAACGGAGGGAGAGAGGAAAATAAGTGAACAGATAGAAAGAGAAAGAAGACAAGGTAAAGGTGTGACAGGTAGGGACGGTATTAAAATAGAAGATTACAATAGGGGCGGTGCTACAGATAAGCCTACGAGTAAAGAACTTAAAGGTGATATAGAACTACTAAAACTACAACTAGAAAAAGAAAAAGTTCAAAAAGAGCTTAGTTCTTATGCTATGGGTGGTAAAATAGAAGATTACATGAGTGGAGGTAGTACTTTATCTCAGCTTCTTCGTCCTGGTCAAAGCTTTAAAACAGGAGGTAAAGAAGATCATGATGTACAAGAGTACGATATATCAGATGCTGAAACAGGTGAAGTTGTTGCTAAAACCACTGGACAAGAAGATCATATGGTGAATGAAGATGGATCTCTTACTGTAATAAATAGTGAGCAGAACGAGTCTATCCATGATGCCTTTAAGGACATAGATGTAGAAATGGTTCTTAAAGCCTTAGAGAGGAACCCGCAAAAGAAAAACGTCAGGGAATTACTTTCAGCCCTTAATAAAGTCTTTAGACAAGAACAATTTCAGTCGTAATGGCGAATACACCAGGACCAATATATACGGGGTCAGGAGTACCCCTAAAAGGATTTGATAAGCTTATAGAAGCATCTATAGCTGGCGCTACTAATCAGCAAAGGAATGCTTTAGCTCTTCAGAGATCTCGTGAAGCTCAAAGAAATAGAATAGAAAAGACATTAAATGATGTATATGAAACTTCGGGACAAGAACTTGCCCCCTCTCTAAGGCCTTTTTGGGGGGAGTATGTAAATACGCTAGAGCAGCAGATGCAAAATATGCAGTTTCTTGACGGAACTCCTATAGAAACTATATCTGACGGTCAAAGGCTGCTTAGAGAAGCTCTTGCTTTTTATGATGAGCTTGAAGGTTATAACCATTTTGAAGGTGATTATACGGGAGAAGAAAATATAAAATATTTAAATAGCCTAATAGGAAATCCTGAAAAAATAGCAGACTTAGAAAAAAATGCTCCAGTAGATGAGATATATAATCTTTATGATGAGAAGGAGGCTAATAGTCAATTAGCTCAAATGCAAGCTTACGCAGATTATGGATTTATGGGGGTAAAAGGAGAAGAGTTTGCAGATGGTACCTACATAAATGGTGGGTATAAAAATTATGGTAGAATAGATTATTCTACTGGAGTGCCTCATATGGTTATAACAAAACCTAATGGAATTGTTAGCAGTTCATCTCCACAACAATTTATTGAAGGTGAAACATATCTTACTGGTATTTCTATATATGGCCCAAATAATGCCGCTTTATTTAGTTTAGATAGGTTTAAGACTGATAGAGCTGCTATGACATTAGAAGCTGTCGGGCAGGAGTATCTACAGCCAATAGTTGAAGACGATAGAAAAGGTTTAGGGTGGTCTGAAGCATATGCTCAACAACACATTGATAACGTTATAAGAGATCCTGGTAAAAACGGTCAAAATGCTAGGTATGCTATGCTTGACTATTATAGATCTAGAAATCCAAACTTCTTAAACGAAGATCAGTGGCGTGGCTTCCTCTACAATCAACCTGAACTAGCATTTGGAAAAGACGACAAGGGTAAAACATTAGCTACTCAGCCTGAACTTAATAATCTTCAAAAAAAGTATGAATCAATACTTAACAATGAAGATATGCGTCGTCAAATTATTAAGGGTAGTAACTACGATAGATTAATTGCTGCTGACACAAAAGAAGATGAAAGGCAGCAAGGGTTGGAGAATACATTAGCTACAATGACTACAACTAACCCTAACGATATATTCTCTCTTGATCAAGTCTCTGATTTAATCAATAGCGGAAAACTTCTTATGGGTCAGGATGAAGCTGATGCATTTAATGGTGCCTATGCAAGGCTTCTTGCTAGAAATTACGCTACATTAGCTGGCGAAATAAGTCCACAGACTGAGTTCGCTGATATATTGATGGTGTCAGGCCCTTCATTTGCATTAGTTGGAACTCAACCAGATTCAGATGCTGGTGTTACAAGACAATTCATAGAAAACTTTGAAAGCGGCGCAAGTCATCTACCTCAAACGATAGGTAATTTTGCGGTGAACATGAAGGGTTCTACTGAATATCAATTCTCACCACAAGACGGTGTTGAAGGTGGTGTAGACAATGTATTCTTTACAACAGATAATAACGGAAAGGTTAAGATTGGGGTTTCTTTAAATAAGAGTGGAATAACAGGATATGGTGTAAGTTCTTCAGGAAAGGAAATTAAACCACTTGAAGGTAATATTCAATTCCAAGCTGGCGATCCATGGTTTAGCATAGGCACAGAGTCAGATGGATCGAACTTTTTAGTAGACCAAGGAAGACTCGAACCTCAATCGACATTATTAAATAAAAATTATGGAACTGGTTCCCCAGATTTAGTATTCTATTTCGATCCTACTAATCCTTCTGATATGTTTAGATTAGAGCAGTTAGGAAGTAAGCTAGATGAATTCTATGGATATAAAGGTCAAAAGTTTACTAATTCAATAAATGAAAACTTAGGCTATACGTTAAATGCTATGTTTGCTAAAACTCAGTAATAGATATGGACGAAGAAGAAATTTTACAATACATTCAAGATCAGCGTGACAGCGGAGTAGACGACGATAAAATCGGTATGCAGCTGCAGATGAAAGGTGTTGCTGATTTTGACACGTACTTAAAAAAAAAAGACGATACTTCGATCTCGCCCTCTGCTTCGGAAGGGGAAGGTACGGAATCAGAGCAGATTACAAGTCAGCAAACAGGACAAGGAGCTGGTTCTTCGGTTGTACCTGTAACTCAAGATGATCCTACTGTAAATACTATTGCTAGCGGCGAGCAAGACTCGTCTACTAATTCTATTACTGGTCAGGTAATAACTCCTTGGACAGACACCCCTGAAAATAGAGCGAGATTAGAGATCGATCCAATGCATTATGACGGTTTTCAAAAGGGTGCATTTATAAAAACTATGGAGGTGTTAGATCCACAGTATATAACGCCAGAGATAGAGACATACTTTCATAATTTCGTTTCATCTAACGACTGGTGGTGGAATTCAGTAGGGGCTAATGTCAATGGTATAGCTGAAGAGCTTGCAAAAAATGAAGAATATCTATCTGCAAACGACATAAGCGTTCCTATGTTGGGAACACCAGTAGCAAGTCCTTATGGAGCTTATGCTCCACCTCGTAGTGAAGAGGATATAATGTTTGATAAAGTTGCTGCTGTAAAAAAACTTTTAACGCAAAATATTAATGACAGTGCTGTAGATCTTTTACAATCTAGAATGCCTGCTGATATAAAGGAGAGCAAAGAAGCGCAGTTATATATGGAGCAATTTATGTTAGAAAATTATGGGGCGATGCTAGATCTAACTGGGGAAGGCGAAATAGGTAATACTCCTTTTCTTCAGTTTGATGGGTGGCAACCTAGCACATATTATGGCGCTGCAGGTGGCCCAGGATTTAGGCCTAAATTTTCTGGGTATTTGGTAGATAGATATGATGCTGCAGGTATTGATTTAATAAATGGAATTTATAATTTCTTTGGTGGGGATGCGAAAACAGTAGTTGAAAATCGAGAGATTGCTGAAAAAATACGTGCTAATACGCTTCAGTTTGAAACTACTATGGTTGGCAGTTTTACAGATGGAGAGTTTTTGAGAGGGTTAAAACAAATGACAGGATTTGTAGCTGAAGCGACCCCAGTTATGTCAATATTAATACCAACTGCTACAGTTACTACAGTTGCTACTGGTGGGGTTGCTGCTCCATGGTGGGTTACGGCGGGCCTAATAGGTTTAGAAGGAGCAACATTAAGTACAACAATTGAAGCCGCTAGAACTCGTGAACACCCTATGTTTAAGAGGTATACGAAAGATGGGGTGACTATAGGGTATTATGAAATGATGGAGGCTACTGGTGGTGATCCAGAGCTTATGGCTCAGTATGAATACAGCTTTGATGATTCAGCAAGATTAGGTCACTTAAGTACTGTCTTTGGAACTGACTTTGTTGCTTCAGGAGTTACATCATTCTTTTTCTTTAAAGCATTAAAAGGCGCTACAACTCCAAAAAATATAGGGCCTAATATGAATAGCTGGTGGAATGCTCACCTTGCAAATATGGGTTATTCTGTACCTATTAATAGCGTAACTTCTTCTACCGCAGCTATGGTTCAATATATGAGTTTGAATCCAGATGCCACTCAAGAAGAAGTTTTTGAAGTTGGATTAGATGTAGCCTTAGGTACTGTCCCTATAACGATAGGGATAACAGGGACTGGTTCTGCTATTAATTATGCTCATACAAAAGCTACAGTAGCAAATGCTTTAGCTAGAGACGCAGTTGGAAGAAATGGTGGTAATGTTAAAATACATCAACAGCGTAAAGTGCTTTTAGAAACAATAAGAAAAAGCAAAGATCCAAATAGCGCTGAAGCAATAGCGGCTGAAAGGATGTTGGTTGATTTAGAAGAACAAAGACTCAGCACTATGACTACTGATGAAAACTTCTATTTGAATATGGATCCAGAAGATTATCATGCTATTGTGGATTTACATAGGAGTTATAATAGTAAACTTCGTCAATTAAATCAGCTTGATGATCCTGACTCACCTATAGGTAGAGCCTTACAAAAAGAGCTAAATGAAAATATACAATTAAGGCAAAATATAGAAAAGCTTTATGAGACGGACCCTGTTGTAGATGCAGATCCTACTTCACCTAAGCCAGATATATTTCAACCTACTATCGAAGGGCCTGATGGGAAGCCAGTACCATTATCATTTACACCTGGACTATCTAAGTGGTGGTACGTTGAATTCTTTGATAAGTACGGTGATGTAAACATGCTACAAAGAAGTATTATGGAGGCTTTGGACACTGAAAACCAAGGTGCAAGACTTTCTTTAATGCAAGATTTTGAAGTGTTACAAAAGCTGTCTACCTCAAAAGCCGCTCATCAAATAGAAGAGATGGTAAATCTAAGATCTCAAGATGGTGGGCTGATAGATCAACTAAGGATTCTACAAAAAAATACACCTCAAGACCTTTATCAAAATCTACCAGAGGTATACTCTAAAGATATTATAGGCCTTTATGATAGGTGGGCTGTTTCAAAATTTGCTCCAGAAAGAAACAAGCAAATACTTGCTGATAATAAAACGGAACTTAATGCTTTAAAAGCAAAAGAAAAGCCAACTTCTGCAGACAAGAAACGAATGGCTTTTCTTGAAGAGAAAATTGCAGAAAGAAGAGGTAGTGGTATGGCTGATGAAGAAGCTGCAGACTTCTTAAATTCTTTACCTGAAGATTTGAAATTAGCTTTTGAAAAAGTTAGGGAGGAACACAGATCTATTCAGCAAAACACTAGAGACGCTGCTTTAGAGTATGGCTTTATAGATCAAGCTATGTACAATAAGCTTCAAGCTAACGCTGAAAACTACGTAACTCTTACTGGTGACGGCATGAAGTCTGTTGATGGTAGTATATCTCTAATTGATAATGATATAGTAGCATCTATCTTCCCACAAAAGTCTCAACAAGGGGGTGTACCTGATGGTTTAAGAAAAGCTTCTGGTCGTAGCGATGAAACAGGTAGTATATTAGGCAAGACTATAGATCAAAATACACAGATACATATAGCAGGGCAAAAGAATGTGGCTCTTAGGGGGTTGTACGAGATGCTGCTAAACAATCCAAACTCTAAACATTATTCTATATCTGACCAAGGTAACTCGTCAGCTAAAAATACAGTAATGGTTTACGTAGATGGTCAACAAAAGTTCATCACGTTTGCTAACGAGGCATACGCAAAACCTTTTAAGACTCAAGCCCCTAGCGATAATGAAGCATACGTTAGGTGGGTTCAACCTATGCAGAGGTTATTTAGTAATATACCAAAGATGTATACCCAATGGTCTACTTCATTCTGGGCAGGTAATAGTGCAAGAGACTTTCAAGGTTCTTTAGTAAACGCAATAAGTGCAGCAGAAAAAAAGTTTGGGTATGCTTTATATAACGCTGAAGGCAAACCTATAAATATAAAACAATTAGCAAAAGACTCTCACCTTGTAGGTAGAGGTGAATTCTTTAAAGCTTTTAAAGCTATTGCAGCCGATGAGTTTGGCCCTGGAAATAATTATAGGGGTGCAGATAATGCGCTATATCAAGAATATAAAGCTCACGGAGGAAAAACTGGTTGGGCTTTTAGAACACCTTTAGAAGATCTTCAAAAAACATTACAAAGAGAAGTTGATTCTGGAGTAAAGGGTCAGAAAGCAACAGAGTGGATGTATAAAAATACATTTGGCCTTATTGAGTCTTTTAATAATACATTTGAAAACGCTTTTAGATTTCAAGTATATAAAGGTTTAAGAAATCAAGGTGTTGCCCCAGACTATGCCGCAGCTGTAGCAAAAGATGTAAGTATAGACTTTAATAGATCGGGTAATACTACCCCGATGTTAAGCTCTATGAAGTTCTTCTTAAACGCTAGTTTGCAAGGTGCTGACATGACTGTACAAACTAGTACTGCATTAAGACCTAAAGTAGATTTTGAGGGTAATGTAAGGAACCCTTGGCAGAGGATGACAAATTCTCAAAAAATTCTTGGAGGAGCTGTTGGGTTTACCTACATGTTAACTCAATGGAACCAAGGCGTTAGTGAAATAGATGATGATGGAGTTTCTTTTTACGACAAAATACCTGATCAAGTAAAACAAAGAAATCTTATTATTATGCATCCTGGATCTCCAACTGGGGAAAGAACTCTTATCCCTAAGTGGTATGGATTTGGCACGTTCAATGATATGGGAATGATGATAGCTGAGGTTCAAAGCGGTGAAAGAAGCGCTAGTGATGCAGCTTGGTTTTGGGCTTCTTCTACTGTAACAAATATGTCGCCAGTACACTTTGGAGGTGTAGCTAGCGAAGAAGATCCTACAAAAGGTGTAGATCCAGTAGATCAGCCAGGACTTGTTATCGGGGCGTTATCTCAAGTAGATCCTTTAGCTCCTATTATTGATGTTGCTACTAATGTAGATGGTTTTGGTAATCAAATAGCTGCAGAAGATAAACCTGGAGAAGCTAGATCTTCTCAGGGGTATGATTCCCCAATAGTTCTTGAACAGATCGCTCAGGTTTTAAATTCAGCCACTGGTGGTAGCGATGAGGTGAGTGGTGATATTGACTTCAATCCTGACAAATTAAATTACTTACTTCAAAATTATCTGGGTAGTACTTATATGATGTTTGGGGATGCTGCAGAAGGAATTTTAGAATTAGCAGCTGATCAAGACAATCTAGATACGTGGCCTATAATAAAAAAGTTCTATGATGAAGACTACGAAAAATCTGCTTATGGGAATTATTATTCAGCAAAACAAGTTGTAAATACATACTTGGCTGAATTTGGTAATATAGAAGATCTTCGTGAAAATAAAGATAAGCCTTTGCCGAGTCGTGACGAAAGACTAGCCGACTATGAAGCTGTAGAGGAAGAAGCGGGGAGTGCTAAACAGAGATATGGTTATGCTATGGCTATGGATGAAATATTTACAAAAATAGATGGTGATATGCAAGAGATAACAGAAGCTAAAAAATTATTACAAAATAAACAAGACGCTTTAGAGTATCATATGTTCAATCTTGAAGTGGCAGATGAGTGGGGGGCGCTAGAAGATAAGATATACAAACTAGAGCTAGCTGAAATGGAATTAATGGAAAACGCATTAAAACAATATTATAAATTTTACAGAAAACCTGAAGAATAATGAGTAAGAAAAAAATAAAAGACACCAAGCTTGGCTCTTGGTTGGCAGAAAAAGCACCTCAAGTATTAGGTGTAGTAGGAGACCTTCTACCTGATAGCGGTGGATTAGGCATAGTAAAAAACCTTATTGATCAAGACCCGAAAGTAGATTCTGAAGAAGCTCAACGCATCATTGATGCAGAGGTTCGCTTTCAAGAGAACGTCACAGAGCGCTGGAAGGCTGATATGGGTAGTGATGTTAAGTTAGCTAAGATGATACGCCCAGTAACGCTTATATGCCTTATGGGTATGTTTATGATTACTATGTTTATAGACAGTATGGATAACGTCGCATTTAACGTAAAGGACTCTTATGTATCTTTGCTTGAGCTACTTATGCTTACTGCTTTTGGTGCATACTTTGCTGGAAGAACTATAGAAAAGAAATCTAAATAATGATTCGCAAGCTACTGACAATCACTCTATTAGCCTTACTTACTTTAAGTAATGCTTTTGCTCAACCAGATGATGCTAGTTGGGTAAATGTAACAATACAGACAGACAACTATGGTGGTGAATCATCGTGGGAGATCTTAAATAATGATAATATAGCAGTAGCAGTTAGTCCACCACTTCAAAACAATACTCTCGTTAACACAATGGTTTTTTTACCTGCTGGTGAGTATGTATTTGTTATGTATGATTCGTTTGGTGACGGTATATGCTGTTCCTTTGGGCAAGGCTTCTTTGGGTTAACAAACACTTGTGGGTTAGAAGAATTTAACTATGAATTTGATTCAGCTATAGATAGTATACCATTTGTATTAGAACCTTGTTTACCAGTATTGCTTGGCTGCATGAACGAAGCTGCGGACAACTACAACCCATGGGCTAATCAAGATGACGGTAGTTGTGAAATCGTTGATTGCGACTCTCTCGAAACTCAAGTGTCTATGGAGTTAACGCTCGATACATGGCCTGGTGAAACTGGATTTACATTAGTTAATATAGCTAATGGTCAACCGTATGAACAGGTTATACCTGGTGAGTTTGATTTTGGTGATCAGCTCATTACATACACCTATAACTTTTGTGTGTCGCTAGGTTTTGAATTAATATTGGTGGACGAATATGGTGACGGATTAAACGGCTCTACTTCAGGAGGAGAAGATGGGGCTTGTGTTATAACTGCCTGTGATAGTGTTATATGGGAGTTAGAAGATTTAGCTTTCACAGAGTTCGATGATGGTAATACGATGTATTCTGGCGCTATTTTTACAGAGCCTTGTCCACCTGTACCTCCTATAGTGGGGTGTATGGATGATGATTATGTAGACTATAACCCTGATGCAACAGCTCAAGACACCTGTATGACATTACACACATGGGGTTGCACAGATCCAGAAGCCATGAATTACGATAGTACTGCAACAATAGACGACCTAAATAGTCCTTGTAGTATACAGATTATTCTAGAAGATGATGCTGGTGATGGATGGGGCATGTCTGGGATAGGTATGAAGCAAGGTGATCAACAATGGTTATTTACTGTAGGTCCTGGCGTATTTTTAGAGTCGTGGGATATTATGCTTGATTCAGACGAGGAGGTGGATATATATTATTTCCAAGATGGAGGTCAACAATCATCTGCTCAAGAGTTAGCATTCCAAACATTGCATAACTCTGTATATGCAATTAATCAAGCTGGGGATACTTTATTATCTGAAGGTTCTAATCCATTCTTAAATAATGGTCAAAGCGCTTTACAACCATTTAGCGCACCAGAATGGAAAGTGTATCATTTCACTCCGTATTGTGGAGATAGCTGCATACCTTATATATACGGCTGCACAGATGATACTGCTTGTAACTACGATGCTGAAGCTAATACAAATGTTGATTGCAACTATCCAGTACAGTATTACGACTGCAATAACAGCTGTGTTAATGATTATGATGGAGACGGAGTGTGCGATGAGTTAGAGGTAGTAGGTTGTCAAGATCCGACTGCATTTAACTATAACTCAGCAGCTACAGATCCTGGAGAGTGTATCCCAGTGATATTTGGCTGTACTGATCCTACTCAGTTTAACTACAACCCAGATGCTAACACAGAAAACGGAAATTGTATACCTTTTATATACGGTTGTATGAATCCAGATGCATTTAACTACAATCCAGATGCCAACACAGAACTTGAAGACTCTTGCATTGAAGTAGTGGTTGATTGCATGGACCCTAACGCATTTAATTATAACGAATTAGCCAACACTCCTGATGAAGAAGCTTGCCTATATGATGCTGGATGTATTACAGGGCCTGGTAATCCGTATTGGTACAACGATGGGTGCTATGCATGGATTATAGATATTGATCCATACTGTTGTGAAGTAGGTTGGGATGATACATGTGCAGAGTTATACTCATATTGCGAGCAAGGTTGGCCACAAGGTGTATATGATATACATGATGTATATAATGTATATCCTAATCCTGTGGATGATATACTTTACATTCAATCTCCAATAAATACAGAAGCTATTATATATAATTCTTTAGGGCAGATTGTTGTATCTTCTACTAAGGAAAAAAGAATTGACATGACTCATTTACCCAATGGTATATACAATGTTGTCATTAATCATATAAATAAAATAATAATTAAATCATGAGTTACAAAACAAACAAAACAACTAAAAAACGTATTGATAAGCTTTTAACTAAGAATGCTCAATACCAAGCTGCAAATGTCTGCGTGACAAACAGTAAGACAAAGAGGCAAGAAATTAATAGGTATTGTCGTGTTAATTTTATCAATCCTATTAAAGATATAGATTTAGAATTTTATAACCGTGTAATTTTAGCGTAATGAAAATAGATTGGATAAACAGCTGGAACGCTGGAAACAAAAAAGAGAAGTATGAGATTAATTTAAGATTAGGCACAGTGACTGTGCTTGAAATTTCATTTTGTCCATGCCCTAGTTGTGAAACAAAAGGACATTGTAAGAGATTTAGATTTATGATTTTAAACTTTGGATTCGAGCTGTGATGGTAGAACGAAAGGATCTTACTCCAGTTGTATATGCTCTAATAATGCTAGGGGTGTTTCTTCTTGCATCATTTACAGCCAATGGACAAACTCTAAAAAAGACGTTTAAGTTTGCTACATTCTATACTGCCTTCAGTGGTGGTAACTCCATAGCTGATGATAACATATACTCTGTAACTAATGGGTTACAGACTGATGTATTAGAAACTCCTTTCGATTATTCGTTTACAGCTGGTGTTCGTAAGATTGCTAGGTTTGGGTATGAGAACCGAGCTAATGTATTCTATGATGGAACAGAGAAGTCTTATAGCGATGCTGCTACCATTGGTAAAGTAAAAGGGTTTGAATTCTTATTTGAAGCTGACTGGCGTAGACAACAAGGCAGAAACTTTATTGATCAGGATTATTTCTTACGTTATGTAGCTAAAAACTGGATAGCTAAGGTTGAATATCTACAAGATGGGTTTGCCGATGTTGAGTATTTTGAGGGATCCCAAAGGCTTCGACTCAATGCTAATGATAAACTTAGCTTTAATATTGGGGTGGCTCAACGTATATCTGAACCATATGGGTATAATCCTTTAGAAGAATGGGTGTTGTCAAATAATAACATACACTATACAAGTCTTGCTATACAAGAGGGGTATACTGTAGATGTACAAGCTGGTGAATATTTCTCTCCAGACGGTGAGCTTGTAGCTAATAGTGTTGATGTATGGGAGCAGGTTGTTATACCTGAAGTTATTGATGATTATGTTGCTAGAAAAAGAAATGAACTACCTAATGTATGGAACTATTCTGTAGTTGTTGGGTATGATTACTATAAGTATTCTAAAGAATTTTGGATGCACAATTGGGTAAGTGTAATGCCTTATCATCTTAAGACAGATGACGAGTATTCTTACTTTGAAACCACCGAAGGGGGGCAATGGCTAGATTACGGCGCAGGCCTTATCTTTGGGTGGAGATTAAACAAGAGTCTTGGTGTGTTTTTAGAGGGAAAATACAATAAGTATTGGAATCGAGAATGGCATGACTTCTCAGTTGGATTAAATTACGTAATATTATAAAAATGGCAAAGCAGATTGGAGAGGATACTAAAGTAACATTTGACCTTAAAACAATAGGGTTGGGTGTAGCAGGGCTTGCAGCCTTAATAGGAATGTGGTTTACGCTACAAGCTGATATAGCAGAAGCAAAAGAGTTGCCAGAGCCATTGCCTCCAGACATTACACGTATGGAGTTTGATATGAAGGACCAGCTAGTACGTCAAACAATTATGACAACTCAAGAAGATGTATCAGAACTTAAAGAAGATCTAGATCGTATTGAGGAAAAAATAGATAAACTACAGTAATTATGAAGCCATTAAAAAGAAAAAAACTTACAGAAGAAAAAAACGTGCCAATAGGCATTACTGAATTTAAGAAAGGTGATAAAACAACTGAGTATGTGAAGAGTGTTCAACCTGGTAAAGTCCTTAAAAAGAAATATAAAAAAGGCAAACCAGCAAAATCAAAATATATATCAGAAAAGAAAGCTGAACGTCAGATAAAGCGTAAAAGAAGAAGAGCAGCAAAAGATGAGTACGGGGGAAGACATTATAGGCTCAGGAAAAAAGCAAAGAAGTTAGAGGATAAGGCTATGAACTTCCCTGGCGAAAAACAAGTATCTAAGAAAAGGTCTGAGAAACTAATGACAAAAGCTCAAACAAAACGTCAAAAAGCTAGGGATATTAGGGCAAAGAAAAGTTAAATAATTTAATAAATGAAACATTTAATCTACATATGTTTATTTGCAATGACATCTCTTGGTATGACTATACCAGATTCAGGAGTATGCGTCGTTGAGTTTAACGCAAGTTTTAACTCAGCAAATAGTGTTGATTGGATTGATGAGTTGAGTGATTGTAAAGGGAAGAGGGTGGATATTGTTGCTAGCCCTGAATTACAAAAAGAACATAAAATTGTAGTAGTACCTACTGTTATCGTGTTTAACGATGGGGAAGAGGTGGAGAGATTTCAAGCAAACATCATGATGCAGCTTGAAGCAACGAAAGATGAGGTTCAGGAAGCGGTTGATGAAATTATAATGAGTGCATTCTAATGAGGGCAATTAAAGGAAGAAATCCTGAGCTGATAAGTCAAGCTGATATAGACAAAATTAAAGGGTGGAGGACATCTCATAGAGACAATCCAGGTGGTGGTCGTTCTACTCATCTTATGGCTAGTTCAGATAATTTAGTTTTCCCTACGTTATTTCAGGAGGATGATGGATCGTGGACAGAGTATGAAAAAGATGAATGGAGAGAGGCTCTTGAAAGGGCTAAAAGAGAAGGTACGGTTCATAAAGCAGCAAACCCACAAGCTGCTAATCTTATAGCTGAGGGAGCATGGAAAGGACTACATACTGAAGGCGGATTAATGGATGTTTTAAGTGAATGGGGTAGAAACAGATGAACACGGTTAAGAAAAAAAAAGGCACTAGAGTTAGGAAGCTAGCTAATGGAGGTAACGGGAATGGCAACGGCGATCCAGTAAAAGAAACTACAGCAACACCCCCTCAAATTATTTATGCTGATTATGACGAAGATGTTATAGTTCCAGAAGGTGCTACAGTAGTTCGAACAAACAAACCTCCTGAACCAGGATCTTTTGAGAGTGTATTAAATGATCCATACCTAACACAATATGGTGGCTCAAATTACCAAAGCACACCTTTGGTTGATCTTACTCTTGCTCTTGGCGCATACGGTTTAGGAAGTGCCTTGCCAGCGATTGGAGAAGGTTTGGCAGCAAGTTGGAGAGGATTAACTGGGGTTGGAGAGAGTGTGTATAGCACTCTTAGTGGGCCTTTTAGTACGGTATTTAGATCACCTTTAGTAAACCCAGTAACAGGGAATCCTGTAGCTGGCGGTGCAATAACTGGGGAAGGTTTAATTAACTCATACTTCGCAGCACACGGGGCTATGAACTTGCCTGGGGATATAAAGGCCTTTATTGATGACCCTTCATGGGAGGCTGCAGGCGATATTGGGATAGATGTACTTGAGATGCTTCCTGTTGCTATAGACTACTTCCTGCCAAAATTCTATAGTGCTGTAAAAAATACAGTATCCGCCGAGTCTAAAACCGCTACCGCTGAAACACCCGTAATATCTCTTGAGTCTTCTACTACAGGTGCAAGGGGAACAGATGCGGTTTTAAATGCTTTAAGAGAACAGGAGTTAAAAAGAATATATACCTCTCATTTCGCTGATCAAGTAAAAGGTGTAAAAGCAAGAGGTGCTGCAGGTATATTAACTGAAGCAGAAGTTGAGGCAGAAATAGCTACAGTTCTTGCATATCAAAACGAATATCTATCTCACCCAAGATTTTTACAAAAATTAGAAGAGGCACAAAAGATTGCGGAGCTTCAAACTCAAGTTATACCTGGAACAAAAATACTCACCCCTCAAGCTAATGCTGCTATAGCTGAGTTTGGGGGCGTTAGTAAGTTTGGCTTTATGGGTGAGGTAAAAGTTGCAGAAGGTGTTTATGAATGGCAATTAATCCCCTTTGCTGACGCAAAAACTACAGCATTTAAAATGGTTGAGGAAATGCAGAAGGGTGATGATGTTTTGAGAAATGCAATAGGTAGAGCTAAAGATGAAATATTTACAACTTATATAGATCCAGCAACAGGTGTATTACAAAAACAAGAAGCAAGAGGTCTGTACACAGCAGGAGGGGAAGCAGTTCAAGGTGAGGGTATGGCTTTTGATGCTGCTGAAATAGCGTATCTAAACACACTAAGCCCAGAAGACCTTCTTAAGGTTTTAGCTCACGAAGATAATCACGCTAGATTAATACCATTTTTAGAGTTCACCTTAAATACTTATAACACAAGAAGGTTTACTTATTTAGATGATATTTATATCCCACCTGGTGGTAGAGCTGCTACAGACGGTTCTATTAAACCAGGAACGGAGTTGTTTAAAATCTTTATGAACCCAAGAATAGGTCTTTCTGAAAGAAATTTAACATACCTGGCGGATGAGGCAGAGTTAGCTGCAAGAATGGGGGAGATAAAAATTAATTGGTGGGAACAGCAAATGAAAGCTGGGGAAGCTGGATTGTCTATGGATGAGTGGATGTACAATTGGACTCCAGACATGGCTAGGAAAGCATATGAATTGTGGGATCCAACGGGTGGACATTCACTATGGTTGGTTATTAAAGGAGCTAATGAAAAAGAAAAGTTTCAAAATATAACAAATCTTCTTAATAATTTACTTACACCTTCTGTGCCCATAGCTGTTGCTGGTGGTATAGGTGTAGCAGCTACGTCTACTGAGGCTGCTATAGAAGAAGCCCCCACGAGTAACAAACGTGGAGGCTTCATATCAAAGAAAAAAAGACGTAAAGGCTATAGATTAATTTAAGTAGCTTAATAATAATTTGTGACGACTTGAGTGCTTGAGTCGCTTCAAAGCACGGTCACGTATTTGCCTTACTCTCTCGGAAGAGAGATCAATCATCTCTGATATTTCTTCTAATGTCTGAGGGTGTTCAATACCTATACCAAAATAAAGCTGTAAGATTCTAGACTCTCTAGGGGTAAGGCCTCTTAAAGCTGATTGCACTTCTTGCTTTAGACTTTCATCAACTAATCCTTGATCAGGATCATCAAGTGATGTATCCGCCATAAAATCCCCTATCTTACTTGACTTATCTTCATCGCTACTTGCAGGCGCATCTAAACTCATGTGTCTGTTAGCATTTTCGAGAATTATTTTAACATCTTTAGCCGTCATGTCTAACTCGGCAGCTATCTCTAAAATCGTTGGGGCTCTCTCAAGGTTCTGCTCTAGAGACGCATAGATTCTTTTAATTTTTATTAAAGATCCTATTTTGTTTTGAGGCAGCCTCACCAACCTTGCGTGATCGGAAAGCGCAGATAATATATTTTGTCTCACCCACCATACGGCATAAGATATAAACTTAAAACCACGAGTCTCATCAAACCTTTGGGCTGCACGAATCAATCCCAGATTACCTTCACTAATTAAGTCAGGTAGGCTAAGTCCTTGATTTTGATACTGTTTAGCAACAGAAACAACGAATCTTAAGTTCGCTCTAGTTAACTTATCTAGTGCCTGCTTGTCCCCATTACGTATCCTTCTAGCTAATTCCGTCTCCTGATTTATATCAACCATATCCTCCTTAGATACGTCTGATAAATATCTATCAAGGCTAGGTTGTGACCTGTCAGTTATTTGCTGTGTAATTTTAAGCTGTCTCATTTGCTGTTTCTCTTTCTAACTTTTTTAATAATCTTTTCTTAGTTAATTTAAGTGTATTAATTCTTGAATCAATTGAATCTAATTGAGTCCTTAATAAGTAATCTTCAAGTATGTTATCTACTATATCTTTAACTACCTTATATGTGTCAGCATATCCTGGCCAATAGTCTAGGTTTGGAAAATGCTTTCCCGTGTAATAACTACAGGTAGACCTATCTACACCTATAGCATCACCTATCTCCATTGTAGTGCAATAAGGTGTAAGAGCTACACCTATAGCTGCTCTAACTTGTACGTGATGCCGTACACGAGATTTACTTCTCACAATACCTAAGGTTTCATATACCTCAGTTACTGCTTGAGTTATAGCGTCTGTTCTTTTCATTTTATTAAATTTTATTTTTTGACAGTTTGTTACATAATATATCTTCATAAAATGAAGAGATATATTATATAACTAACCTCTCTTCTGTATCTGGATGGATGTAAGATTTTTTGTAATTTATTATCTCGCAACTTTTTAATTGAAGTAAATCATTTAATACGAGCATAGTTATTTTATCTTTTCTATCCTTCCGTTGATATATTTTTTTGTATGCGTCTTTTTTATATAAGACGTAATCGTTAAAGTCTACGTTGCCTAAACACCAATCTAAAAGTTCTTTTCTTTCTACACGCACGAACCCCCCTACCTCACATATTTCAAAAGCTATCCATTTTGCTTCACCTAATAGCCATCCGAGATCACCATGCACGTTTCTAAACTCCACCCATATTTCATCAGGTAAATTATTACCTTTTACATCAACACCATCAGGCCCATGCCAAAAATCTACATGAAGCTCTATATCTTCATCACGGGTAGACTTATTTATACCGCTAAATATTCTTGCATATCTAGTAGCACAAACTCCACCATCTTTCCAAGACTGCTTTCGCCTCTCGTTAAAAAGGTTGTTTATATTGCTCATATTCTTTTGAGATTTCTTTAATTAGATCTAATTCAGTATTTACCCAAACTCTAAAGTCCTTTATATTACTCATTACATCTTCAATCTCAGTAAGAATATCAGAACCATCTTCACTATAAAGGCTTTCATGCAAAGTGCTTGTTGCTTGGTGAATTCTTTCACATGCCTCCATATAGAAAACGCTTACTTCCTTCTCAGTCATTATCTATAGATTTTTTTATCTCTTGTATTGCTTGATCTACTTGTAGTCTGTTTTTAGCTAAGTAAACTTCACAATCCATTTCGTTATCCATGATGTACTTCAGAAAAAGCTTCCAACGCATAGGGAAATCATGATGCGACGGTAAGTAACCTTTTGTTTCTATAATCCAGGTAGAATCCTTACAAACAAAATCAGGTGTGTATCGTATAGGGTGTTGAATTGAATTGGTCCTATCAGACATGTCCTTTTTTTTGTTTGTCATCTTAAAATACTTATGCTCAAACCTAAAGGATTCCACTAAAGTAAATTGTTCTTCTTCATATGAAAAACCTATACCATGTTGACGCAGTTGATCCGCACAATACTTTTCAATTGATGACTTATACTTTCCTAGTTGTTTTTTTTTAGATTTAGAAGTTCTCTTATTCCTTTTCTTTCTCATCAAGAGTAAAGTTACTCTATAATTAATTGTTAGACGATAAAATAGTTGAAAAATTTATAGATTCTTGTTTATCTGATTGAAAATGAATTGATTTGAATAAAGGTTTCTTTCTTATCCAAGATACAAATCCTGTTTGAGACATATTCATTATAAGTTTATGTGGCTCTTCTATAGGTGTAGGATAACCACCAGTTTCAGTCTCTCGGACTTTCCTAACATGTAACTCAGTGAGTTTCCGTATGTTATGGTCTGGAGCTTGAACCTTTCGATGAATTGTAAGGAAGCAATCTGCTCTGTTTACGAATTTTCCACCACCTTCAGTGTCTTCAGCGTAAGGGGCTACAGGTAATCCATCAGCACCTTTACGTCTTTGAGCTTCAGTAAATGCATGCATGTTTAACCATACTGCTACATTGTTAGCTTTTGAAAATGTTAAGAATGAACTAGCAGATTCATAATGATAATCATGGACACCTATATTACTACCTTTCATATCTAACTTCAAGCTATTGTAAGGATCTACAAATATCCCATCAACAGGTTGTTGTCTTAGTATTTTTTCCATAAAAAGGATTATATCACTATAACTGTATACTTGATTATTACTAATCACAGTAAAATGTTCGTTCACCCATTCATATGCAGATTTTCTTTCATAATAATTCATATCTGATATCTTTTTATCAGAGGCAAATTGCATTAACTGCATTTTAATTGAGGCGGTTCTATTTTCAGAAGAATATAGAATCCATTTCCAGCTATGCCTGATAACTGAATTAACTATTAAATACAAAGCGGTTGTAGTTTTACCTACATTGCTATGACCATTCATAATAACGAATTCCTTCTTGTATCTGAAGTATTCGTCAAGACTCGAATCTCCTGTGTCTAATCCTATTTCTATTTTACCTTGAGAGAAATCATCAATCCACCTGAAGTCTTCATCATCAGAAGATATAAAAGACATATCTCCGTCGTTAATTAATAAATCTCTTTCTGCTGAGTTTTCGTTATCTATTAACGCTTTAATAGGCATTTGTTTACCTTTTTCAATTCCGTCAAGAATTGTAATCTTAGCATGATCAATAGAATCAAGATCTCTTTTCTCTATTTCTCTAATAAGGATTCTTATAACTTCATCTTCCTCCATACGTCCAGCAGATATGTATCCACCGCATAATATAGAAGCCTTATTTAGAGTGATCCATTTCTCTCCATCTTCAGCATTACGTATCATACGTGCAGCTAAGTTTAGCTTCATATAATCCGTGTAAGAATATGATTCGTTTTCAGGTGTCTGTTTTTCTGCGAATTCTGTAGTGAAAGCACCAAACTTATCGTAAGAATCTTTGATTATTATGTCGGGATCATGAGATTCAAAGCAAGCCCTTGACTCATTTATTCCAGACTCATCTACTTCAAGACAGTATTGTTTTTGAAAATAGTTACATAACGCTCTAAAATGATCCCTATGTCTTTCGGGATTTGTAATCTTTACTAAGGCTTTTATCCCATCACCTGAAGGTGATACCCAGCAAGAATATATATACTGATCTGTAGCTAAAGCTTTCTTTACCTCTTTTACATTAACGTGGTCGAAATCTAAAACTATAAAACCTGAATGTTCAAATAAAGCATCATCGTTTCTAGACGAAAACTCCCCACTGAAACAAACAATGGGGAGCTCTTTCTTTTTAGACTTATCTCCTGATCTAATCCTCTTGATAAGAGACTTTGACTTGCCCTCCTGTATGCGTTGAAGTGCAGTCGGCATCATTATATGATGAGGACTTTTTATTTCTTTTATACTTTTGAAAATTGTTACTTTCATTGTCTAATGCAATCATTAAGAGTATTAAGTAGCCAGCTAGATCCATAACTGAATCCTCTGTATCACCATGAACACCCTTATATTTAATTCTATTTAATTTATCGTCAATTCTAGATTTTATAGCTTCCATCGGGTCTAATCTAGAAAATATACCGCCAGGAGTTAATGCGCTATCTCCATATGATTTATTTTTAGACAAAAGAAGTTTTTTTAATTCTTCGCATTTATCTATTATAAGTTCTCTTGTGTTCATCTAATGTTATTTGTGATCGTGATAACTCCACACTATCTAATATCTCACGTATGATAATATCCTTATTTTTAGCTTTAGGAGTGAAATATTTATCACGTAGTCGAGATATTACTTTAGTATCATAACGCATGATATCAGATGGTGTGTCGTATATAGTGACTATCCACTCCTTACGCTCGTGTACTACATTCCGTTTCTTGAATGCGACACGAACATAAGAGTGTTTTATCATGGGTTTATCAGAACGGCATGTCATTAGACACAGCCTCTGCTTTTGCCTCTCTAGCCGCTCTATCCTCTTTAGCTTTTTCGCTGTTCGGATCGAACACGGTAGTGTATGGCTTACCATTTTTAGAGATAGCTGTTCTACAAAAAACATTTCCACCATCTCCATTTTCCTGGACAGGTGTAGCGTATTTGTCAATCATCTCCTGAAGCTCAGTAACTTTGTACTTTACTGTAACTCCTGCGAACTTGCCATCATAAAAACGTGGCTCTTCTGTGTACCCTACGAGTACTGAATCATACTTTGTATCACTCATGTTAAAATAATTTATAAATTATATTGAAAGCAAACGATTTGCTTTTACAACCTTATACTTCGAAAACTGCATAATGCGTTTCCGTTTTATGCCCATTAGCTAACCACTCTTTTATATTAGTGAGCGCTTCATGGAACTTCATTTCACCCCTGAGCATTGTTTCGTCAGTGCACTTAACTAGTGCTGGGTAATATGGGTATGCTTTTTCTTGCACCACCCAATAATAATCTTCTATACCAAAAACTTTTGTATATATGTATGCTTGTATATCATAAGACCAACTATTGACATCGTACTTGAATTTATTTACACTACGTGCACTCTTGCTGTCCGTAATAAATCCGTCACCTAGGCAATCAAGAAATCCTTTAACAGGTACGCCGTCTATATCTTCATTAAATTCAACCTGATATTGACCATTTAGGTATGTATCTAATAATCCACATGTATCTAACCTTTCGATCATATCATTAGCTTGCTGCCAATCCTCTTCAGAACAAACTTCTTTACCTTCTGCGGTGATTTGTTCAACCATGTCAGCTTTTATAGCTTTATATTCAGAAGTCATAGCAGGTTTTTTAGAGTTAATAGTTTTTTCGCTACAATTACTAAGTATCGTATCAGAGTTTAGAACTACGTATGTCTCTATGGCTTTATCTCTTTCGAAAAGCAGCATATCGTAGAGTGTGCCAAACGTCAAAGCATCGGACTGTTTCTTTAACTGCCCTCTCATATACATCTCCCAGAGACGCATATCTCCAAGAGCATACTTAATAGACGAGTACGAAAGATGTCCTTTACCTACACTGTCTGTAAGTTGTTGTCTTAAATTCATTTTTTAATTAGTGTATGCCCGATTGAATGTATCATTTTATCTATACGATCCATCTCAGTCTTAGTTGTTTCTATTTTACTATCATTACGTACATCATCCCATTCAGTTGACATAAACGAAACTAGGGGTAATATCTCCAAAGCTTCACAATACATATGGTTTTTAAGAAATATATCATATTTACGAGACAACTCTGAACGAGTTATTGTACCCTCGTTCAATTCCTCTACCCATGCTTTAGTATTTCTATACATTAAACGAACTTCTTTAATCCCTCCTTCTGCCTATCTGTTAGATCATCACCATACTTAGACAATACATTATCGTATGCCTTCTTTTTATCAGTAGCTGATTTGATGTAACCAACAGCGCTATCCATGATATTTACTTTAGCTTTACTTTTAGGTGAAGCCTTAGCCATGTTGTCTTGTTGGTGTATAGCATCTGCAACCTCACCTGCAGAAGCCATAGAATCGTCTACACCAATACCCATTATAGCAAGTGCTCTACCTACGGCTGAAGTTTCGCAATTCTCTATGTAAGATGTTTTGTTGATGTTTCCGTTAGCCTGAACTTCATGCGCATGACCTGTAGCTACAACTCTCTGCGCTTGATCCGCAATTGTTGCTTTGCATACGCAATGCTCCGAATCTAACACTGGAAATTCTGTTGCGATTGTCCAGTTCTCGTACTTTTTTTCTTGGCGGAAGTACTTAACACGCTCCTTCACCTCGACATATTGTTTGCCTCGGATGTTTACTGTTTTGAACTTGTATGTTCCCATAATAAATTAAATTTTGTGTGTAAAATTACGAATAATATGTTAATAATCAACTCTTTCTTGAATACTTTTTTTCCTATCTCTTAATATATTTATCTGTCTATCAATGAATTGCACCTGCATAGCTCTTGACTTTACCCAACCCTCTGTAACCATCTTAATGCCCACAGTTTCAGTCATTTCGTAAAGTGACTTAAAGACTTTGTTTAACTCCAAATCATTTTTTGCTTTATCGTGCATGCCTTTGATCTGCCACTTTGTATAGTCGTTAAAATATTCTGCTATTGCAGTATTAGTTTGTTTCCCATATCTATACATATGCTCATTACAAAACAATATGTAAACCATATATGACATTTTTTTATATTTAGAGTATTGACTTTCTTCACGCATTTCAAATGGTCGCTTTAGAAAAATGCTCATAAGAGCATTAACTTCTCTTTCTAAATCTCTAAAATCTCGTATTGCTTTATCAGTAAGTATTTCTTTCTTCATCGTATTGTATTTTAATAAATTCGTGTATTCTGTGGTATCTATGTAGTACTCGAAACATTTTTATAGACGAAAGTGCAAGTTTTTTAGATTCTTCTAATGTATTTACTCTTTCGTTTTGATCTACACCTAAGACTTCATCTATAAGGTATTCACCTACTTGTTGAGATTCTATTTCATCAACTAATTCTCCTACAGAATCTTCAGCCATTTCTAAAAAAATTTTAGCTATACCTATAGGTGTCCATCTCAACCAGTTCTTAAGACCATAATTTTCTATATCGTGTACACATAGATCTACAGCGCAGTCAGACATAGGATCGTCTTTTAATCTCATGGATCTCACCCATGCTAAGGCTTGTTTCTCTGTCATTAGAATCCAAAGTTTTTACATGTGTCGTATACGCTTGACATTCTGTTTACTAGCTTGTGGTTGGTTACGCTAGAGTCCCACCTAGCAGCCTCATATTCTTTTACAAATAGTTTGACAAGATGCATAGCATCCACGTGCTTGGGTGTTAGTTGCATGGTTGGTGGTATTAAAAATTCTGTTGTGTTACTCATCTTTATTGCATTGATAGGTTAGATAAAAAGCACCGATTATATAGAATAGTGCTATGGGAATTAGTATATTCATGTTAATTAAATTAGTGTGAGTGAGGGGAATCGAACCCCTCTGCATAACCAAATAAAAAGCAGTTAATCGGGTAGGGACATCACCCCCTAGCGGATTATCCAAACACTCACTATGTTTAATGCATAATCAATCCAACCTTGTTTGAACGATTAAACCATTTTGTTGCCATAACATCAGAATCCATAGCACAAACATAACCTGCACTATTCAAGGACTCTATGTCGTTAAATATCTTACAATGCCTATCCTTAGAATAATCAATTAGATCATCACGAGTACCCCCTTCACTATATATGATGTCAAAATTGCTCGGCATATCTTGATCAAGGAATAGAGGGATAGACTTTGTGTACGAATAGAACTTAACATCAGGTAAAGCCTTAGCTATAGCCACCCATTTGTTTATGTATTTTTTAGAGTAGTAATCCCCTGAATCGTGAACCCTAAGCATATCAACATTTTTCTTTTTAATCTCTGCTATCATTTTATCTACAAATGAATCGCATTTTGTCGCTAAGTATCTGTGTTGAAATGCAGGTGATACGTTACTCCAAATATACGCACCTTTTTGAGCATAACAATATTTTGCACAAGACCCAGCAAAAGGGCAAGTTCTTTTACCTTCCGAATCTTCAAAGGCAGGTATTCCAAAATTAAATACTCTTTGCCCAATAATCTTGCTAGTCTTTTTCAGCTTAGTATTTTGTGTTATTAAATGTGGCATTGATTTTTCCTTTAGATGTAGTGTATTATATATAATTCATACTGAATTATTATATATAATACTACTACAATTCCCAATCTTTATCTTCGTTCATGTCATTCCAGTACCCCCCAGCACAATCCTTAGAGCAAAATTGCCCTTCTTTCTCCACCCTGTATTCATCACAATAAGCGCATAGGTGTATTTCTTCTTCATTCTCCATGATATTCTAACTTAAAATTGTAATAATTAGCTGACGCTTTTAATAATATATCTACGTAATGTCTAGGATCTTGTCGCAAATCTTCTGCGAATCCATGAACGTGAAAATACATTATAGCATCTTGCACTTCTTCTTTTGTAACTTTATTTGGTTTGCTCATCTTTATTTTCTTTTAATTCATCTAATTCTTTTTTGTATTGACCTGCGAGCACTTCCCATGCAAGGGCTTTACTCAGCAATTCTCTCTTGCTATGTTGTTTTAACACAATCTTAATTTGTTCTTTTGGTAGAAGGTCTAATGGGTTAAATTCTTTTTTCATTGTTATACTCTTTAATAAATTCTACGACTGCATCGTACACTCCTGACATATTGCATACCAATAGTTGGCGCTTGAGTGTATCAGTCATTGGTTCTCCGTATTCCACTCTCTCTAAGCACGATTCAACTACGGGCATCAACCAATCCCATGACTTATCGAATTGCATAGGTGCAATCGTGCCATCGTTGTACTTAGGTGAGTAGCATTTACCATGCTTCACTTCGCACCCCATAAATTCTGCTATTAGTTTATTGTCCGTCATAATAAGTTACTTTATTGTAATCGGTGGTACGATTATATTCTTTAATAAATTCTACTACTCTGTCGTACACTACCTCAATGTTACACGTTAGTAATGCATCGTTAATAAAGTAATGTTGTCCATCGCTCGGCTCATCTGTCGTTAAGCATTTCTCTGCTACGGGCATCAACCAATCCCATGATGTATGGTATTGTAGTTCTTTATTATTCTCTAGGTATGTGTCAATATCTACATAATCAACACCCATAAATTCTGCTATTAGTTTATTGTCTTTCATTTCGTATGTGATTTAATTGCGTCAATAAGCATTTCTCTTGCGTGTGTCGGATCTGATATCACCGCACGTACTAGCCATTCGAATTCACTGATGAATGTTTCAGTGTCGCATTCATAGAAGTTATCTATGTATTGTTCCATTTGTTTTTGTGTCGTGTAACTCATTTTGTTTTGGTTTTAGTGTTTATAGTGTCCCTCAATATTTCTTCTAGGTATTGGTTTTTTAACTCTAGTTTTTCAATAACAGCTTTTAGTTCTGCCACCTCTTGCTGTGTCTTTCCTAGCCCTAACTCGTGGTAAAAATCATACCCACACTCTTGTATTATCTCGT